TCATCGGATGGGTCGATATGATGAAGGCACCAGCCAACCTCCATCCATTCTTTGTAGGGTCCTGCGCGAGCAGGTGATAGACATTCGATGACGAGTTTAGTAAGGGTATCAAGCTTGTCCTTCTCCAATTGTTCGTGTACGTTATTAGAAGTGAGCTGAATCATTGGCATTTCTTCCTTGCTGTCATCTCCTCGCATCGTCGGACTAGAAGGGTTCATCGAGCCGCGCTTCCCAGTGCAATAATCGAATCGACCTTTCCATTCCTCTTGCGAGCTTTCGCGAAACGGAACGGGCTCCACGCGAAGATTGTAACGAATGGATAGGACTTCCAACAACTGACGAGGGGAATAATCATCCTTATTCTCTTCATAAAACCGGTCCGATACAGGATCATAGACGTAGACAGAGGTGAGCTGATAGGCGGGAATGTCTGGTTTTGACTCGCCATAGAAGAACCATCCATTCTTCTTTACAATCGCCTCATCAAAGATGTCTTTCTCCGCATTAATATATCCTGTTTGTTTAAAGGTGTTCGTTAAATTCAACTGCTCCAAGGAGCGATGGCGCAGTACTTGTTGGTGTTCAGAATTGAGAATCAGATCAGGGCATTGAATGTGGACACCGTCTTTGATGGAACGATGAAGTGATTTTTTATCTTCATAGGGTGCGGCACGAAGCGTAATGAAGAAGCGAAGGGGTTTGGAGCCCTCGAGATTGTAGAAGGTGGTAATATTTTCGACGTAGGCCTGGACAAAGGAATGAATGTGTCCCATCTCGAATTGACGCTGAATCGCGCGTTCAGCGGGATACTTGAAATCCAAATCGATGAGAATGGGGGTCATCGAGTCGCACCGGCGCTGCTCTACCAGATTGATAGGACGTCGTTGTTGAGTAAATAGATATTCGTGGAGAAGGTCAAGGAACTGAGGGTATTCTTCATCCTTGACCATAAATTTGCCCTTCATCAGACCCATGCCCGTAAAGGAGCATGCGTCGCCCTTTTCCGTCACACGGTGCTTATCAAGGAAGACGCCAAGAGGCGTCTCTAATACGTTGTCGACCAGAGTTGGAGGCATTGCGGTACGACTGACCATCCCTTTTTTTAGACTTCAAATTTTATCCGATTAAAAAACAACCATGTACTAGATGAGTCAGCTTTCAAAAAAACGTCGTACAGGAGTTAGTAGTATTGCAAATGACAGCAATCATGTTATTGACTGTGATGGTGTCATTCATACAATATGTAGCAAAAATACTGCCGACGAAATTTCGAAGTTTGCTCGAGAATGGAGGAAAAACAAGGGAGATTCATTTCACGATGCGTCTGGTCCAACAGAAAAATATAAACGTTTTTTATTATGCATTGTCGATCGTATTGCCAACCATCATCCAACATTTACACCAGAGCAGTATGATAAGATACGACAATTCTTCACTACATGGGAAGAGGATGCGTTTGGTGGCTTAATGTTTGTTCACCCAGATGAGTCGTTATATAAAAGGTATCACTATATCTTACAAGGCATTTATAATAAGATTCCAGAAATGCAAGCAGATGGGACCCTTCCTATATCAAATTCATATATCATTGGTTTCATTATTCCTAGCATTATACGGGGATGCGAATATAACCCTCTATGCAGACGTGTACATCCATTACATAAAAAACTGATGCATCCAAATGAAAAGAAAGAGGGTGGAAAAAGTAGCAAACGAAGTACTCGCAAACAAAGTACTCGAAAACGTAGTACTCGAAAACGGAAGACGCGGAGAACTCATAAAAATTGATTTAAATCCCATCCACACAGAATAGGAAGACCATGAAAGAGACTGACTTTTGCCCCACCTGTCGTTATTATTTGTATTTGGACCAGAATGATAAGACCCTCCGACGAATTTGCCGCAATTGTGGATATCAGGAAGAGGATAAAAAGGGCGGATTGATTCTGGAGATCGACTTGAAAGAGAAAACATCAGAGGGCTATAAAATTCTAATGAATGAATTCACTCAAAAGGACCCGACTCTGCCTCACGTAAATACTATTAAATGTCCGAATGCTGCATGTGATTCGAATACGGCAAATAAGGAAAAGGATGTGATTTATCTGAAATATGACGCCGTGAATTTGAAATTTCTCTACATCTGTAACCTGTGTAATGCGCATTGGCGTTCTAAAGCATAAGTGTTCTAAAGCGTAAGCAACACACCCAAAGGCGTTCTAAAGCGTAGGCGCCATCTATCATACAGATGAAAGTCCTAGTGGTGGGAGCAGGTTTATCAGGATGTACGATAGCTCGCACCTTGGCAGAAAACGGAGTGTCGGTTCGTATCATTGAACGACGCGAACATATTGCAGGTAATTGTTATGATGAAATGGATAAAAATGGAATTCGAGTTAGTAAATATGGTGCTCATCTTTTTCATACTAATTCGGAGCGAGTGTGGGCATTTGTCAATCGATTCGCGGAATGGATTCCGTGGTACCATAAAGTGATTGGTCGAATCGAAGACATACATTTTCCCATCCCTGTCAATCGAACGACAGTGAATACTCTGTGTGGAACCGAACTTCAATCAGAAGAAGATATGAAAGAATGGTTGCAACAACACGCCATTCCATGCGCTGATCCGAAGAATAGTGAAGAGGTTGCGCTGCAACGAGTGGGACCCGAATTATATCAGAAGATTTTCAAAGAGTATACCTATAAGCAATGGGCGAAAGAACCGCGCGAATTGGATCGAACCGTTTTGGAGCGTATTCCAGTTCGAACCGATGATCAAGATGGGTATTTTTCAGATAAGTATCAAGCGTTGCCTAAAAATGGGTATACTGAATTGATAAAAAACATGTGCGATCATCCACTGATCACAATCGAATATAATACACCGTATCATGATCGATATCGTCATCTGTATGAGTGTATCTGTTACACGGGACCCATCGATCTATTTTATGCAGATCGTGGATATCCGTCTCTGGAATATCGATCGATCCGTTTTGAAACAGAATATCTAGAGATGGACCAATTTCAGCCCAATTCGGTCGTGAATTATCCTTCAGCGACCGAACCGTTTACACGAATTGTAGAATATAAACATTTCTTGAATCAAGAGGCACCGAACCGAACCACGATTGTAAAAGAATATACCGTGGCAGACGGCGATCCATATTATCCTGTTCCTACTCAAAGAAATAAGGAAGTATATGAGAAATACCAGCTCCTTGCAGAAGAAGAGGAGAAAAAAGGCGTGTTTTTTGTAGGCCGGTTGGCGAATTATAAATATTATAATATGGATGCAGCGATTGAAAATGCGCTCAAGGCATGTAATAGGATTCTACCCTATGTGATTCGGGCTACTCCCCATGAGTGAAGATCATAGTCCAGAATCGTTCTAAGGCGAATCCTTCAGGAGGATGAACGGAATATTCCATAATGTGAAGAAGATTCTCATAAAATGATTTGGGGCGTGATCGGATCGCATCGCGAGATACAATGAATTGCGCACCGGCTCCAAAGGTAAATTCGTGGCTAGTTTTCGCAACACCGAATACTCGTTCGTAGGTTTTGATCAGTAATGGATGAATACTAAAATCGGTTGGATCATAACAGAGATTGATCGCGTAGATACGATTGGAAACTACATAGAAAGGGAGAGAGCGATCAAAGATATCTAGACGCTTTTCCAGATCAGGAGAGTGATCGAATGGATAACCCTGTAGAAAACAAGTATGATCATCTAATTGATCATAATTCTGGATGATATGATGCAAATAGGTATGTCCTTCGCGTCCAACGTTTGGCAAGGAAATAATGGGATGGATACTGTTAGGAATCGTTGGCCCCTTGTTATAAATGATACAATTCTTGACCCCATTCGCCCAGTCGATATTTTCCTGATATCGAGAGATAACCACTTTCATGTTACTCTTTTCTTCTAGCGCATTTTTAAGCAGTCTAAAACGAAATTCTAACTTAATAAAAAGAGATGTTTGTCCATATCTTTTTATTATGCTATAACGAAGAACGAATGCTTCCACATACCCTGAAGCATTATAAAACGAACTTTCCAAATGCAATCATCACTATTTTTGACAATCATAGCACGGACCGGTCAGTAGAGATTGCGAAAGAAGCGGGGTGCAACATTGCCTATTTTGACTCTAGTGAGCAACAGGATGAACAGAAAATGATTTGGGTGCGAAGTCATATGTGGAAAAATTATGTAGAAAAAGCATCATGGGTGATCATGTGCGATATGGACGAATGGCTGAATGCAACGGAAGCGGATTTGGAAAAAGAAAAGGAGAAGGGTACGACCATACTTATGACACAGGGAGTGAATATGGTAGGAGAAAGTCAAGTAGCAGATTATTCGGATATTGATCTGTTTGAGATCAAGAAGGGGTTTTATGATGCTAATATGTCAAAACGGATCTGTTTCTATTATCCAATGGTAAGTATGGAATATTGGTATGGTGCACACAAGTGCTTTCCGCAGGGACATATCGCGTATAGTGATACAACATACTTGATGAAACACTATGACTTTTTGGGGAGCGAGTATCTGGTAGAGAAACATCGCAAACGATGGGAACGAAATCATTTGAGTCGTATGAATGGGATGAATCAGCATTATTTTAATGAAAGAGATAGAACAATTGAAGTATATCAGCAGGCACTCGCCCGCGCCATTGTGTTATAATCGCCGTTCTTCATACTGTTGAATCACTCGCAAAATAGTCCGTTTTGCATCTAGTAAATCACGCAGAGTAGGAATGATAAAATCTTCGGAGCCATCGGGACCAGGTGACCATTGATGACAGAACTGCTCCAGAATCTCCTTTTCAATTAAGCCGACATCATCGACGTGACATTGGACAACAAGATAGATTTCGGAGCCTTTGGTATATTTATGAAGACGATTGATACGTGTGTCGGGACACTGTGAAGTGCGGCCGACTTTATAAATAGGTCGATTGAGAGATTTAAATTCACGTGTACGTACTAAGTAAATGTATCCGTGTTTTTCTTCAATATCATAGACCATGCCTTTCATGATGCGTCGACGTTGACCTTGTTGAAGAGCGATGGATACTGTTTTTTTATCATCATCTGACATTCTACTACTACATATTTTTCGTCTATTCTTAGAAAGAATACGCGGAAAATAGGGTTTCATTCTACCAACGAACAGTGAGGTTCTTACGAATTCTAAACCAACATCGAATACGTATTTTCAGACCGTATCGGTCTATACTATCGTGGCGCTCGGAGGAACGGTGTTCTCATTGAATGAAACCCGTGACTTGGATCATTTATTTTCTTTTCTACTTTTTATTATTTTCACTTTTAACATGTCACAATGCTGTATCCCATTTAATGACATTGCTGTGGGGATACAAATAACCTGGATAAAACAGAATAAATTAATGAGTACACGGGTATAACATATATACAAAAAATAAAACACTCGAGTTTTGGTATCCTCTTGAGTTGTCGAAAACAATCAGAGAACCATGTATGCGCACGTACCTTGTGACTGTATTACAGTTGTCTTGTCGTCCGTCGTCCGTCGTCTTACGTCTTTGTGCCGTCTTCTTGAGATCGCTGAATGCGTAATGCACTCTACACATTGATCGTCTTGTGCCGTCTTGCGTCCGTCATTTTAATCCCATGGAACCGTAATATATCTACATCTTCTCAATCGCTTTTACATGACGTAATGGTTAGAGAGAAAAGCATCAATATTTTTATTATTTGCTGTGATAAATTCTTACGTTTCAGAATTCGACTGTATTCGTTAATGGATATTCGAAATCCTATATACTTATGTCAGTATATTGTATTAAAATCAAATGTTGATTTATTATATTAATTGCTGCGCGAATACGTTTTTAATGCCGGGATAATAAAAAGAGCGTCACTTTTTTTATGCTATTAGAATACATTTTCATCGAACACTAAGTGTTCGGAGAGGATCGCCGTCCTATCCTAGGTAAAGAAATTAGTCTTTAAGCTAGTATCCCATGCTATCCCGCCAGATGGCGCGCACGGGGTCGTATCGCTCATCATCAAGAATCGCAAGTAGATCATAGGAGGATGTAGATGTTTTCGGATTATCGTTTTGAGATACGTTCTGGTCCAAGCCCTGAAGAAAATCCAGGAAATGCGCGCGACACTTCATGCGATCGGAATGATCCGGATGACGTAGCTGACCGTAGGTCGTTTCATTCAGAAATGCAGTCTGATGCAATTTCCAACAGCTGCTAGGAACTGTCTCTGGCTTAATCTTGCGCCACCGCCCTGCACACATATCCACTTCTACCGTTTTTAGCTTTGAATTCATAAAGCTCGTTTCCTTGCGATAGAGGATTAGTTGTTGACGTTCAGACCGTTCATTTGGATACACGATGCGCGCAATCCAACGGGCCAATCCGCGATAAGTAGCAGATTTCTCACGTGGCAACCATTTTGCCAATAAGGACATCTCATTCACATCACCCATAGCAGCGTTCGTCAGATCCTCAATGTATTGTTGCTTTACAAGACGTAAGATATCATTGGCGAGCGCAGGGATTTCCCTCCATAGTTCCCACATGTCACGCCAGCAACCGTATTCAGGAACCAAATGTAGCATTCGACGAGTGGTATTAGGGTGAAATGAATGAAGTGCTTTCATAAATGAATAAAACAGCCGTCTTTTACCTTTTCCGCCACGAATGTCACGGGTTTGAAATGCCAACACAAATAGATCACGAATATTTTTCAGAGAGCCATTCATCACAATCTCTTCGACATATTGATAGATATTTCTCTCATCCGTATTATAATTCATCAATTTAAACATAATAATATTCTCATCGTATGCATTGTCTGCATTGTCTGCATTGTCTGCATCTTGTGTTCGCGTCATATTATTTATGATAGCATACAGTGTCTTTAGGATCTTATAAAAACGCCTCTAAATCCGCAACGATTCTCGCAGGACGAGAATGAAACCGTTTAATACTATCATTTCCAGCCATGAAATACAGCCATTTTTTCGAACTATCTTTATCTTTACGCATAAAACTACACAGATTTGATCCAGGTTCTTGGAGCCATGATTCAAACAACGTCCGCAACTGAGAATGGAGGCGGGAATAGTAATCGATATACAGTAGTCCCAAGAATAAATAGAGATCGCGTCCTTCTTTAGGACAGGGATCTGATGCGGGATACACTGTGCTAAGTGATAATTCGGAAACGCCTGTTTCAGTGGAACCGAGACAGGAAAACCCAAAATCGATCAATGTTAATGATCTAGAGGAGGACAGATCGATAATTTCATTTTCAATGGTCAGGATTTTGATTTGGGTAGGATGATCAACAACCATAAAATTACTAGGTGTCAGATCACGATGATTGATCCCGATCCGCTGATCAAGATGCCACGATATGGCACAGAGTTGTAAAAGACAATCAATGATCACATTTGATAACACAGAGGAAGGAGATGCGTCGAGATATCGATCCAGTGTACATGCACCTTCGATCGGTTCCATGGCAAATCCGATCGAACGATCACGCAATGAAACCAGACGCAGAACACGAGATGCACCGTGTGGAAATCCAATCTCGGCTAATTGCTCTGCCACTAAATGTTGAATGCACGCCTCATATAATAGGCTTTTTCCTGGAAGAATGGGGCGTTTAATATAGACATTTTTTTGGTCTTGACCTTTTCGATACATTCCCCAATCGATATAACCAAACGCGCCATGAGATACAGTTTTGATACAAGTAAGTGTTTCGTTGGGTTGATCTATATAGATCATAGGGTTGATGATGGATTGTTGACACGGAAGTTGAATGGATCGCAACCACTCTGTTGATCTAAGACATCCTTCGATCGGGTATCCGATGGATGACAAGGAGATCCATGCGGTACATTTTCGATCTGCTACACACATTTTTTCTCACTACTATATTACGAAGAAGAAATTGCCAAATGTCCGACAGATGAAAGAAGAGACTTCAAGAAGGGCGAATCGTGATAGAGAGCATGATCGGCCAATACATACGCGGTCATTTCACGCGGATGCTCATAGGCGCTTTTTGGTAAACCAGTCACCTCCATTTCACTTGGAATTTGTTTTACGTGATGCCCTTTCTTCGTATGATAAAACCAAATATCAACATCTGTCATGGAGGGAAGACTAATATCTCGAAAAATAGGTACGGGGACCCACGTATCTCGATAGACCCACAAGGGGGAATCGACTGTATCAGGATTGATTCTGCAATGATTCCTTAAAAACTCTGGAAGACGTCCGGTCCACTCTTTCCATCCAAGTTGTTCAAACACCTTGGCCCAAGTATTTTTATATTTTCGCTGATGAATGTGCCATAGTTCGTGGATCAGGGTAGAAATAGAATTGATTTGTTCTAATTGAGGAAAGCAAATAGTAAAATTAGGCCTCGTATGAGGCATTCCACCGTCGGCAGACGGCATCATCGCAATAACGGGCACCACATGGAGATCCATTCGAAGTCGCATCGGGAGATGTGGAATGGCCCTATCAAGAACGGATTGATAATACGATGCATCGCTGGGAGATACCATATTCGCAGCATAATTTAATCGTCGGCGAGCTTTAGCATTGATTGGATGAGTGTAACAAGTAGTCAAATAAGAATCAATATTTTCTGCATCAATTAATAACTGTTGAGCAACACGTTTGGTATCAATAAAAATAAAATTTAAATGTGTTGGTGTGTTGCCCATTACTACTACAAATATTGAATTAAAATTATTATATTTTAAGCATAGAGTAGATAAGATGGCAGCGATTAGTTCTACGAATGGATTTCAGTTTAATCAAATGCGTGGTGCGTTAGAACCACAGGAAAAGATCGCTCCAGCATTTAACTTTCGTACGGTGCAAAATTCACTACAAAGAAATATAGGTGCACGTAATAAGCCGAATGAGCATTACGCGCTTGAGGAACAATCTGAAAGGAATGCAGAAGAAGCAGCGTTTATCGCGAGTTTGAATCTATCAGAGGAAGAACTTGAAAAATATCTTGAAGACCCAGACGAGTTTATAAGAAAGGCAAGAAAGTCTAAACGTAATAATGCGCTTAAAAATCGATCAGCTCGGAATGCTCGGCGTGCGTTGGCGATTGCAGAGTTGCCTGTATCAGAGGCAAGATTAGAGAATTATACGAATAATCCCCTCCTATTTGAGAAAAAACTTAAAACTGCAATCACCTTAAAAAAACAACGTAATAATCATAATGCTAGAAGAACAGAAAATCTTGCAAGACGGATGAATAGTATGCAAATAACCAGTCGTAATCGTAACCGAAATGGAGGTACTCGTCGAACTCGTAAATCACGTAGAACACACAAATCTCGTAAATAAAAATAAAGAGATATGCATATTATATAGATTCTTCTTTTGCTTTTTTATTAGCGGCTCGTGTCGCCGCTGCGGCTTTTGCTTGATTTTTCTTTTTGATCCCATCGACAATCATGGAATCCAGAAGGAAACTACTCATTGTGGTTTGTTTGGCAGCAGAACGAGTGATGGGTTTAGAGGTAGCGGAAGTAGTTTCTGTATTGCTAATGGCAGCCTTGCTAATAGCAGCCTTGCTAATGACGACACTTCCCTTAAACATACCTGCAATCGCGTGACGTGTACTTGACTTCTCAAATCGTCTCAAACAATCCGAAAACAGTAGTTCGGCTGCCTTTGCTTCTCGAAATGCCAGATACTTATCAAGGTCCTCTGTTACCGCAGGGCAACTTCGAATCATATCTGCTTGAAACCCAGGAATCTGTTCCAATAATAGTCCAAACGCCTGTGAAATCGGATTTTGGAGCTGATGTTCAATGTAATGACGATAGTCAGGAACCAGCTGATGGTCTTTGATAAATTGCGGAGTTTCAATACGCTCACCTTGTAGTTTCGATGCTTCTTGGCCCGCCTTAGCGCTAATGTAAACATATCCAATACGGTCACCCGCCGCAGGAGCGTTACCAGGGTCTCTCATTGTAATACGATCCGCCAACGCCTTGTGCGCAATGCGTGCAGGGTCCGCATAGTCCGCACGCAGCGATTTGGTGACGGTGAGTTGGCCGAGGTTCACCTTTCCATCAACCAGCTCCAAACACTTTTCTTTCACGAATTGGAAAGCACCAATCACATCTCGTTTGTCCAATAGCATTTTCATAGCACCTCCAAAGATGGTTTTGACAATGGGTGCATTATCTCGTCGCTTCAATGCAATACCCATATATTTGTGAACGTAATCGTCAGGATTTTCTTCGTACATGTTGCCGGCATATCGCTTCTTCGAGAACATCAGAAGGGGGTCAAACGCCTTATCAAATTCAAAGTCGTGAGGTGCTGCAAGCGTTTTTGTAATGAGCGCGCCCGCTTCATCAGTCATCTCAATGGTCGCCACGCGCGCCTCACGACCCGTCAATCGTTCGCCGGTTTCAGGGTTTCTCGGATTAAACTCGACAAACAGAGAATCGGTATTGTGAACAATGAGCCCTTCTGGACCAGCTTGAAAGTGATGATTTTCCGTAGTAAGATCATACACATAGGGAAGTTCTGATGAATCTATTTGCACGATATTCTGTACAATATCACCATTAATATATTTTGTGGAAAGCAATCGTGAGCCAATGACAAGTTTGGTAGGAGGGATCACGCTACCATCTGGAGTTAGAAGCGAATGATCATCCGTGACATCAATGTATCCATCTTGAATATAAACTCGATATAGTTTTTTCAGAGCAGGTAGACGATGACGAATGATTCGATGAATACGTGTCCAGCCAACCTCTGTCCAACTCTCGCAATGGTGTAATTCATAAAAGTCTTTGTCTCGTTCTTGCATCCATATTCCATTTGGCTCTAGTGAGTATAATTCATCCATTCGAACGCGCACTTCTTTACCGCTATGACGAAGAGTAAGCGGCGTGTCACCTGTAACCGAATCGCCATATACAACTTTTGCCATACAACGAGCCGCACATTTGGGGTTTTTCGCCTCAGGTCCATAGAAATGTTCGATTGCTGCCTTGGCATATAGAATCTGCTTGCGACCATATGCTGTAACAGAGGCAGCCAGTGCTTGAAGACGAATCTTAAAGGTACCTGAACCCAGCTGTCCATAAAGAGAGTTTCCCGTAAGTTTGTACGCCAATTGTTCCGCATCCAGCAAGGCATATCGTTCAGGGTCCTTCTCTGCCTTCATTTCCTTCTTTTTCGCAGAGCGTGCAGTGAGTAACCAGGTCGTAATCTGAGGCAGCGTCGATTTGGTTCCATCCAGCGGCTGGGCGAAGCGACAGATACGACGACCGCACTTGATTTTACGAGGATGCTTGCGAGAGTCAGAGGGGTCAGAACGAATGATATCATACTCGATGTCGGTAAATCCGTATCCATCGCATTCGTCATAGAGTTCGGAGCCCCATTGATGTGCAATCAGTTCTCCTTCATTCGTAAAGTCCTTGACCCACAGAAGGGAATCGTGGCTGATGTTCTCACTGACAATGGTGGAAGGGTACAGGGATGCAAAGTCGCACACTCCAATCGGGCTGGTGGAATAGAATCCAGGCTGGGGGTCCAAGACAATTGCACCCTCGTAGGAATCGTCGCCGCCTTGTGTGGGTGCAGGAAGAACAGGAATGAGGACGTTGCGTTCACGACAGCACTTGAACATAAGGGATTCGATTTTGATACCCTGTCCGCGTGTAAAGATGTAACTCACAGGGACGGAGCAAACATTGGCCATCGACATGGAATTGTTGAATGTCTCCAGTTTCTTATACAGATCAATGACCAGTACACAGTCTTGAATGCAATATTTTCCTACGATAGCACGGTCTTCCGCAGAGCCGCGATGAAGACGAAAGATATCTTGCGGACTGACATCATCTTTTACCACGACCCACTTGGTTGCATCCTCCATTTCGACAAGCGCATCCGCATCGAGATCACACGTAATGAGAAGGACATTTCCTTCCACGTTATCAATCATTAGTTTCTGCGACACGGTTTCGCCCGTTTCATCAAGAAGGGTAATGGCGCGACCTGTTCGAACATCCTTAATGGCACCTGCTACTTCCAGACGTAATTGCCGTGTTGTAGCATCGTACGATTGTTTCTTTAGTTTTCCAGACATGAAATGTTTGGTCACTTCATCCAATTTGTATGATGGCAACACGTTATTTCGTTTGATATAATGGAACAAGTCGATTTGAAGACGACCCTGTGTGGTCCAGATATACATACGATTGTCTCCCATCGCGGAAGAGCTCAGAAATTTCTCTTCGAGTTTCAGTTCGCCCGAGAGTTCCATCAGCCGATTCATCGCGTGAAAGGCGGCATTCTCCTTAACCAGTTTGAGCTCTTCGGCTCGCTCCCAGAGATAGGATTCATCAAAACCAAAGACGTTGTATCCAATCAGAATATCGGCATCTCTCTCAATCATCCAATCAAACCACGCGACAATCATCAATTCCTCCGTCGGATATGCGTGAACCTCAATGCCAGGAATGTCTGCGCAGTCAGGGAAGACAAACAGATGATGTTCGGTGGTGTCAACCGTTCCACGCGTCAGTGTAGTTCCGATTTGAATAACAGGATCGCCCGTTAGGGTGACAATACGATTGAGTGTTTTTCCCAATAGTTGTTCCATCTCCTCTTGCCCATCTGCCATTTTCAGAATGGTATCAAACGATTCGGCTGCTTTTGTGAGTTCCATATGCACGCGCTCGAGTGTCATACCCTTCTTAAACGTCGCGTAGATCGTCGTCATTCCCTTCGTAAGAGTATCAGGTGGATTCAAATCCGAGGTGCAAATACTGTTTGTAACAAACGCAATGACATCGTCTGACGATTTTGCAAGAATCAATAGCTCCTTTGCAGTTTTACGCCACGTCCGTTTGGCAACAGGAAAGTCGCCAGTTCGAGAGAAGCACTCAATATCCCAGGATGCAGTCAGGAAGGGAGCGGACACTCGCGGACCCTGAGTAGGTACGATTTGTTCGTAGTCGCACTCCAAAACAAGGGCGTGACCCTGATCACTTGTAATAGATTGCTTTCCGTCTTTGACACGCACCCATCCACACGGTTGAATATTTTGAACGTGGAGGAATCGAAGCATTGGATCGAGATTCGCCTCGAAGATTTCGATTTTCTTACCGCGCGGCGGTGGAGCATCGGGTCTCTTTGCGATAATATTCGTGTTGTCATCCAGATACATCACTGAATTGAGAAATTCGTCGAGAAACATACTGCGAAGGGTGCGAAAGAGGCTGATAGATGGTACATCGATTTGAAGAAAGGGGTAGAAGGTTTGAGCGGTGAATCCGTAGAAGATTTTCTTGGTAATACGTGTAATCGTTAGGTCCGTAAATGATGCACGCTGTTTAGTGAGTTGATCACGAATGTATTTTTGAATGGAGCTAGCGGCAGCGGACGTTTTTTCTTCGGGGAGTCGCAGATACATCGTGGGGCGAAATCCAGTAACGTCGCATCGAAGAGGTTGACCCGTTTCTGTAGCACCGAATAAATGGATAATAAATTGTCGCTGTGATGCGGAGCTAGCTGTTTTCTTTGTTTGGCGACGAGTTTGAATTTCATCATCCTCGTCGGAATGGGAATCGTATGTCACTTCAACGACATCTTCTTGCTCTGATTCGATACGCATATCGCGGGCTTGGATGTCTAAGAGATGAAAGACGAGGTCGGACATGGTTTGGGATACCTTTTTTATAAAGGGAAAGAGGGTTCAATTTTTATACACGGCTACTGCGTTTGCCTTTATGGCTACTTCGTTTGCCTTTATGGTGTTTGCCTTTATGGCTTTTGCGCGTGTTCCGCTTCATCATGAGGGCAGCGGTTGCTAAAAGAGCAGCAGGAGCCGCAAGAGTGTAGGCCGACTGAGACAATGCAGTATACAGACTTCCTCCTTTTTTCACAGAGCCATTCATATTTTCCATCTCACGATCAGTATTCATATAAGGTGGTACTGCAAGAGAGGGTTCATTTTCTTCCATTATATTATTATTGCGAGGACTCTTAACCGAGCGAGCAAGTGACACTCCATCACTTTCACCCATATCATCGACAATAAAGTCGGGAGTAGTACTGGCTTGTAGAGAAGCGACCTTGGGAGGGGTACGTGTATTATTTGGACGAATCGACGCCTTCATTTCAGATTCTTCTACAGAAGCGTTGCCATTGTTAACAAGACCTGCTTCATTTGCCAACTGTAGTGACTGATTCATCACCTTTGTCATTACTGCAGTATCCTTCACTGGCTCAATCTGTGTGACCTCATTACCATTTTGACCGACAAGTAGCACACTGGGGTAGCCCTCTACATTAATTGGCTTTGCGGCGTTACGTTTGAGGGCTTCATTCACATCTGACACCATTGTTTCATTCACTTTCACAGCGTTCATTGAATGATTCGAATTCTGCGCGGCAGCATCAAAATGAGGCATAAAATGATGGCAATGACCGCACCAATCCGCATAGACGAGCATAATCGTGAGAGGGCCCTTACGTATCATCTTCATCAACTCGCCAATCTTTTCCTTGGAGCGCACATCAAGTGGAAGTGCAATGCTGCCTGTGGCAGATTGTCGTCGAGTAGTTCTACGGGGTTTAAATTTGCGATACCCTTTGCGACCTTTTCGAGTGGCCATTCTACTTTATGATTCTTTTATTATTATAGGGAAGAAGTAGGTGTTCAATGGAAGGTTCAATATCATATACCATTGTGATTTTACTATTGATCGGATACATGGCGATTTATCTTGGGAGTCGCAAATATTTAGAGGATTTTCAGGGATCAGCAGATGGACGATTTCATCGTGATGGATCGCCCAATACAAATCCGAACGCATCGTTGCCGGAAAATGTATATCCCACGCAACCGGATGTGGACGAGTATGAAGTATCTGCAGTCTTCCAAAATCAAGGATCCCGAGAGGCTTCTCAACAACAGATCAATGATGCGATGACCCGGTACCCGCTGGATTGGTCAATGCAGGGTCCTAACTCACAACATTTTCAGGAGAATCAGACCAAGTATGCAAAAGACGTACAGAATGCGGCTCAACCGGCACCTTATTCGAATGAGGGTCTGGAAGCACCTGTTCCCGAATCAACGGAAGAGGAGGAGCGGAAAATTCTACAAACATATCAACCGATGTCAAGTAAAGACCTGCTTACCTATTCAGTTGATGATGTGAAGAACTTACTTGACAGGGTTTATGATAAGAAGGGTCTCATTCCCGTCATCCATAAATCAAAGCAGGGTGAGAATATATGGGAGGTGACCGAAGTAAAAGAGAAGAACCCAACGATTGTATGGGAAGATGAAACAGAAGAAGTGATGCGACAGCGTGGCGAGGATACAATCGAAGTACCCTATCCGGCTAGCGATTTGGCTGCGGGAATGAACCCATTTTCGGGCGCGCGTAAGCGTGTTGGTAATGGTAGAAATGACAATCCGCAGTGGACACCTGGTGTGGATCGAATGTTTACCCCTTCTTATCCCATCCCCGCCTGGAATTAACTATCATTCATTATATAAATAAAGACATTTTTTTGAATATATGCAATACAAAAAAATGTCAACCTAAACCGAATAAACTGGATAGTAGGTAGATATGGGGACTTATATTTCAATTCCTTATGTGACGAGAAGATCCGTGCACGTTGAGCCATCCAAGCCAGTTGTAACAGTGGACACCATTGTCGAACCATTGGTATGCGAGAAAGAAGTCAACGAAGAGCCAAAGGAAGAGCCGAAGGAAGAAGCAAAAGAAGAGCCAAAGGAGGAGCCCAAAAATGTTGTCATTGAAGCCGAACAGGTCATTCCTGAATTGCTGCCCAAACGGCTATCCATTACGATATCCTCAGAGAGTGATGTGGTACCGGTTCCATCTGAGCAGGTTGTGCAACGTATTCCAGAGTTTCAAGGAAATATGAATTCAGAGTCACACGCGATCAAGAAGTTCAATCGTCGTCATCGCAAACATCTGAAGAACTAGCCAAATGTATTTTCAGCTGCATAATTCATACGAAGAACACCATCGGGATCTTTATACTTTACATACACTTCCCCCATGGTCATACTCGCCACAGGTAGCGTATTATTAATAAAAATAAAAATAGCCATTTCAGGTGAAAGTACAAGCCATTTCCGAATGATCATCACAAATTCTGCCATAATAAAATGGGAAGGTACCAGAAATTTATTTTTGCGAATCTCTGGTATTTTACTCTTCGCCGTGTCTGATTTTGTAATGAATACTGGGACCTTGTCTGGATAGGCCTTATAAATACGTTCTAATTCACCATCTCGGAGAGTAAGGTGGCTCATTTCTGAATCATCATATTTTATTCACCTAAACAAATCATACCATTGTGTCATAGTATGGTTTGGTTAGATACAAGAGAAACCGAGTTAATTACGTTACTGAACAACGTGACCGTGAAGGCGCTGCCTGTGGGGGATATCTGGGTCGGGGTGAAGGAGGACGGGGCGATGGCCGAGGGCGGAATTGTCATCGAGCGTAAATCCATACGCGATTTAGAAGCATCCATCTTGGATGGGAGATATAGGGAGCAACGCGGGAGGATCCTCGCCTTTTGCGAAGAGAATAAAACGCAGCCAATGTACATTCTAGAAGGCTCGCTGTCGTCTTCCACAGGACGTTTACAGAAATCGGCGCTGATGAAATTCATTCAACGTCTGATCCTTCATTATCAGATCCCAGTGATCCAAACGGCATCGATCCATGAAACGGCGGAACTATTGCAAACGATGATGGAACAGTGGAAAGAGGATCCGACGCGACTCAGGCAAACCACCGAACGGATCAAAATGACTGATGGTATTCATGTTCAAAAGAAAGCGAATGCAGCAGATCCATCGCAGTTTGCCATTGCGTGTCTAGCACAGTGTTCAGGAGTATCCGTAAAAATGGCGGAAGCGTTGATCACTCAATTTGGATCTTTGCAAGGTGTGATGGCAGCACCTGTCAAGGAAATCGAACAGGTAAAAATAGGTGCAAGAAAAGTTGGACCAGTGGTTTCAAAGCGGCTTAGCGAGATTTTGAACTATACAAATACTGTTTTATCGGAATGATATTTTAAATCACATTAATAAGTAGAATGTATCTTCATTCGATATCTGACATTGTAACGTTATTTGCATCGGTTCTTTCGCTGGATACGGCGGTACTATTTTTAGCTAGATATGCAGACGTGGGTGGAAAATCACTCAATGAGTGGTATGATCGATTTGGACTCGCTGCTGTTCTATCCGATGTAAGTGTGATTATGATTGGATTTCTGATTGCGCAATTTGTCTACCCGTTCATATTCAGTAGCTATTCTCTTCTACCTTTTTTAGGAGTAGTAGTGGGAGTACAAGCCATACATGATCTATTATTTTACCTATTTGTTATCAAGCCATTTCCTTATGGCCACAATCAATTGATGGATGTTTTTAAGGACTATGCAAAAGAGAATGGTGCAAAAATTATTGTGGGAGATGCAGGATTAATGCTTGGCTCCGCAGCTTTTATGGAAATCTATAAAAAGTTATCACCGATGGGATCCAGTTCATTAGCTATCTTTACAGTGTACTGTTTGACATATATTTTATATACAAAACGACAGGCGGCATAAATGACGATACAAAGAATCACCCATATCGTGGATTTGAATCATATTCATTGTATTGTTCTTGAATACGCTCTATTTTTTCATCAAATGATAGATTTGTATCGTCTTTTACATCACGTATGTTAGAAATAAGGTATTGCTCGTAATCGATACATACCGTTTCAAGCCCATCATACTCTGTCCATTTCAAAAATAACTTGTATTTTATTGGAAATTCTTTTATTTTTAATCGACTAGAATCATCATTGATCTCGGCTCCCATTGTTTCTACCAAATGAATGAGAATGGGATCATCTCGTTCAATACAGTAATAGCCCTTCACAGTTTGAGAAGACACGCGATTGTATTCAGCCAACCCTTCTTTTGACATTCCAAACCCTCCATATCTTGAATTATAAACAACTTTGTATGACATGGTTGTTTATGATACTGTAATGTTACATTTTTTAAGTGCCTAGGAGCGAAAATAGTCCATATTAGATTTCGGCTGGACAATGGTATTGGTAGGCTGTGCAATATTTTGCAAAAACGCATTGGGTGGAACGTACTCAGATGCTGAAGGTGGTGGAGGGCCTGCGACAGGATTCGACAAGGGTCGATTCAGAATAGTAGAGATCGCCGCAGATCGACCCATCATTCCTCCGCGATTAAATTCACCAGGCGTAGCCATGCGAACTTTTTTCTGTGATTTGCGCCCTTGGATAAGCCGCGACGCTTCGCGCTCCTTTCGATCGATTTCTGCCTGAGTTTTATCGGCAGATTCCATCATCGCCTGCATAATGGGCGACTGTTCCGTCAAGTACGATTTCTCGTGATGAAGCCAGGAAATATACAACATATTGGGTGGTGTATAACGAACTTCATATTTTGCGTGACGTAACTGATATATTAGGTAGATGACACAATCCTCAATATCGATCTTGGGTAAACCGAGAATAAACGGCGGAACGGTGTAAAGCAAATAACACTGTGAGTTGGGAAGTTTGGAACTGACACGAATACGGTTATAGATTTGTTCTAGAATTTTATTGTATGCTCGGAGACGGGACGCGTCTTTTGATTTACGTTTATCGTAGAGATCGGTAGGATTCAATTGCGGAGTGGCCTGATTCATAGCTGTTCTTATTCAACAAATACAACCGCCCTTACTATTCACGCAGTCTCTTTTTTGTCTTTCGATGAAGTAATGAGTGAAGTATTCTTCTTGTCATTTGTTTGAAGCGCTTTTTCGTACCAGATTCGCTAAAAGAGTGTCCTGCATCGGGAGTAATACACAGTTTCACGTGCGGTAGTACGTCTTGAATATCGAATGCAGCGGAAATAGGGCACACCAGATCGTATCGTCCATGAATGATCGTGAAAGGAATATGCCGTAGTTTATAAAGTCCTCGACGCAGCTGATCCCTCTTTAGCCAGCAATCGTGAACGAAATAGTGATTTTCAAGGAGAGCTAATGCAAGTGCTTCTTTCGCCGTCGTATCATCCTTTTTTGGACGTAAAAAAGAGACGCTGTTCTCCCATTTCCACCAGGCATTGGCATATCGTTGCGCATCGGGGCCTTTCAACTTTTTATGGTAATAGCGTGCAATCGTCTTCCAATCTGCGGAATGAAGTCGCTCGGGTAATACCGAAAGAAATCCTTTCCACGTGTCTGGATAGATTTCAGAGGCACCTCCTTTTTGATATAGCCATCGAAAGGATGCGTCATCGCTAAAACAAACACCTCGTAGCAAGAGGCCTGTTACGCGTTCTGTATGTGTCTGCGCATATGCCAGTGCAAGAGTTGTTCCCCACGATCCACCGCTTACAAACCAGGCATCGTAACCAAGATGACAGCGAAGAGATTCGATATCGCTTACCAAATGCCACGTTGTATTTTGAGTAAGACATCCAAATGGAGTCGATTTTCCGCACCCGCGCTGATCAAGTAAGACCACACACCATTTTTTTAAATCAAATGTATCCAAAATGGCCCGATTCATTCCATCCCCTGGTCCACCGTGTAAGATAACGGCAGGCCGACCTGTCCCATGTTTTTCATAATAGATCCGATGCCCTCCCGATACGGGTAAATAACCAGAAAGCATCCTATTGTAATCAGACATAAACGCGTTTATTCTATTATATACAACACCCTCAGACCCAACAGAGATGCTTCCGCGTCGAATCTATTTGTCAGGTGGGGGAATTTGTGCGATGGCACACGTAGGTGCATTACAAGAATTATCGAATCATGTTCCATTGCATATGATAAAGGAATGGATGGGAATATCGGCAGGTTCGTTGGTTGCGATGTGTATCTGTATCGGATTTACACTGGAGGAGCTATTGGAATTTTCCATTCGTTTTGATTTCACTAATATCAAAGAAATGGATTCGATTCCGGGATGGATTCTTCATTTTGGGTTGGATACAGGAGAGCGACTTCATAAATTGATCGATGCGTGTCTTCACGTAAAGGGCCTATCATCGGATCTTACGTTTCAAGAGTGTTATGATCGATTTGGAAAATCACTTCTGGTGATGGCAACCGATCTGAATGATATTGTTCCGATCACATTTAGTCATACGATCACTCCTACGTATCGGATCTCGGACGCGGTGCGTGCATCGATGTCGGCGCCTTATTATTTTCAACCGTTTCTTTGTCCTCAAACAGGGCATTATTTAGTGGACGGTGCCGTGATCAGTAATTATCCCTTATTTGTCCTTCCAAAGGAGGAGCACGAACAAACACTCAGTATTTTGATTCGAACATCGGTAGAAAAAGTGATCGATCTGATGGAAATGGGGATGGATAAATTGATCACGCGACCGATGTATATTGCACTACAAGAAAAGGCGAATATTGAGATCCGATGCTATGATGCAAGATGTATTCCGATCATGTTAGGCGAGATCAATATTTTAGATTTTTCATTTGACGAGGAAACAAAAAATAAGATCATTGCAAAAGGGAAAGAGGCTGTGATCGATTATTTTAGAAATCAACGAAACGAACTGCGATCAAACAAACGCAGACATTCGATCTAACTTGCCGCATTCGGCTTATAATCTTGATCGCAGTTCGGGTTTGGTCAAGAGGACATCGTATGTGATCACGAGATCGGGTTTAGAGCGAGTATAGATCGTGATCATTGTGTTTGAACTCACCTCGATCGTCATTTCTGGAGTAATTTCTATCTCTTTTAAGAACCCATCGATCACCGCATAATACACCATTTTGTGACCATAATTGTTTTTCATATGGGAAATGTGCTCGCATTCGCGAGGAAAGGTAAGGATGAGAGTCTCGTGCTCAGGGCGGTGAAGAAGATAGGATGAATACGTTATATCGGCATATAGATTTCGAATATCGAGACGCTGGTGATAATAAATAGAGGGAACAGAAACAGAATAGAGCGTCCGAAGAGCGTGCTGTAGTGTGCGAATGGTTGGTTCGTAATGGAACATGGTGTTGATTTCTAGATTAAAATAATATAGGAATCAATTTTTATAAGCGCATAACACTTTATACATATGCGATCTCTTTCAACACCTCAAATGCATGTGGCAAGTACTCTTCTAAGACAAGAACAATATTGTGCCCATAGGTGTTGATATAGAGTATAGGAATTTGTTTCTCGACAAACCGTTTGGAGATCTGATAAATAATTCCTACGTGGTCAATTCCTGGCACGTCTTCGTGAATATCAATGGCACGATAAGAACGCGGATCGTATACGCAAATGGATTGAAAGACTTTATGCGATGCGGCATTTTTTTCAAGTACGTGAAAATAAAAAGTAACTTCATCGTCGAGCATGGTCTGACACAAGATATCTTTTGTAATATCATAGAAACGATGCTTGATAATACCTTGAAATTCGTCACGCGTGCATTTATATAATCGAACGGTACCAGGGAGAAGGGTGACAGAAAACTTATCCATAATAATACGTTTATGTTCTACCTTATACTCTTGAGTGGTCATCACATTTGATTCAGAAATTCAATGATACCGTCTTTGGTGCGTTCGCCCGGATAGTCTGTTGTTTCGGAGCCATTGACAATTAGAATACTGGGATAGCCTTTAACATTATATTTCTTGACTTCCTCCTTGTCTTGATCGGCATCCAATATCTTTACCGTTGCCTGTGTTCCATTGGCGAGAGTAATGGGTGACGCAGCCATCAGTTTTTCGAATTCAGGGGCAGCCTTCTTGCAATGACCGCACCAGTCCGCCTTACAAATGACAACCAATGGACCAGCTCCCTGAAAGCCCTCACTTAGTTTGAGACGAATCACAACAAGAATCACAATCAATGCAACCAATACAATACCACGCTTCATCATTCTATGTAGAGCGGTGACTTTTTAGCGTAGTATCTTTTCTTTTATAAGAGTCTAAACTGTGAAAACCGTCTATAGATAGAGTGATGATGTCACACGGCGTAATAGAAAATTGGACACCGAAGGGGGGATGGAATGCGATCTTTTCGGATCAACATCAAATTCAAGGAACGAGTCTCTTCTTCTTTTTCAAAAACAAGAAGGGATTCAAAGAAAATGTGGCGGAAATGATGGTACAGATGATCTTGTTTAAACAGGTATATCCTGGGCTTCAATATGGAAAAGAGCAAGAGGCGATGCTAAAGAGAGCTTGTGCACAGTCGTAATCACTCAACCAAAGGCTTGCGAGTGTGAATCACTCACTCGGCCAAAGGCTTGCGAATGGGATTCACGCAAGTGAATCTTATTCGCTCGGCCAAAGGCTTGTGAGTGCGAATCACTCACTCACTCGGTAACAACATCAGACCTAACATAATGAAAAAGAATAAAGCCGTATGAAGAAACAAACCCTGAATCGTTAAGGCTCCACCGGATGTAACAACGTTAATGAATCCACCTACGATACGCTGAATGACGATCGCTGTTTCTGGATTGGCTAATAAGAAGAAAATAAGGGCACTGTAGATGGCATATTTAGCTTTTAGCAAGACACGATTCATACTAAATGTCGGCTTCTTAGAATCGTCTGGCATTCTATTTGGGTAGAAGTTCTTCTGACGCGATAAACATACTCAATGCTAGCATGCCGTGATTGAAGATAATGTTAGGATTGACTTTCATCGCGGTTTCCAACATCATTTCAGGCTTCTTGTCCTTAAAATATCCAGTTTGCTCTGTAGCGACCCATGTATCCTTTGAAACATTTACAGTAGAATAGTCGATATCATAAATGTTCATAGGCGTCTGTGTCGATGATGCTGTATTACATACAAGATAAATGGCATCATCTGTAAAAATCTGTTGTATGGCGTTATCGAATTTTTCCTTAATGTCGGTGTCGTCGAATTCCATTTCATTGGGCTCGAGATTGATACCTTTGATCATAAAGCGAACGATGGGAAGATTGTCAGGATCAGTATAATGACCTGAATTACCGTGACGATTGAGAAGTGTCTTGATGGAGACAAGAGGTACAATCCCAGCCATTTCGATAAACGGTTTTATCTCTTTGCCATTTGCCTCCATCTCTTTCACATGGGCTTGAACCGTACCCAGCTGAGTCCGAAGAAAAGCCACCACACTGTCATCTGTATGTGTCAATCGATAAATACCGTGTTGAATAGGTTCCTGCGATGTAATCTTCTGACAAATAAATAAGAGTTTGGAAAGGGACACGAGTGAAAGACCGTCGGGTAACTCTTTGGAAAGGGCATCGGTGATGGGGGCGTACTTTTGCTTGAAAAACTCGTAAAACGGTTTCATCATGTTCGCCATCGATTCACGATTGATTTTAAATGAATTCGTCGCATTCTTAGAGTTTGTATGATTGACGGGAGACGACACAGCGTTTTCATTTGTATTGTCAGCGCCACCCTTCATAGATTCTGACAATTTACCGCTAAGATCATTGATATTCACGACAGGGCCTTTTGTATTTTTATCTATTTTTTTTAAATATTTTCGAGTCACAAATAATTGTAAAATGGATTCCAGACGCTGTTTTAATTCGGCGGAATCATCTGGAACAGAAAGGGCCGCATCAAGTATCGTGGCATCGTTAACACGGTTCACATCGATCTGCATCGTATGCCGATCCGATTTGTGAATCGATTTCACCAATTCACCAAGATTCAGTTTTTCGACAGTATCGAGTAATTTTACCCACGAATCCGAATTGGATTTGATTTGATCAGGGTGTAACAAATACCATGCAAGTTCCATCAATACATAATACACTTTCTCTTTCGAGAATTTATCTTTGACCCGTTTTTTAAGGTCGTCCAAAGAAGTTACAGAAGGAGTACCCTCGGCGGCATCAATCTCTTTTAATAGTTTCTTCAGATCACGGTGATAGTTAAAGAATTGACCATTTTTGATGGAGGTCTTCTTGCTATTTTCCATACTGATGGCCAAACTATCTATTCGTTTTTGAATGATGCTTTTTAGGAGGACTTTTTCGTATTCCTGAATCCCTTGAAGTTGTGGCAGTTGATAGGGCAAATAGGTACGAAAGAGACGAAGAGTATCAGGAAATTCTGCAATGATGCTGCGAAATGTATTGTAGAATTCGGTGCTACTTTTGCAGATCAAGTCATATGTCTTGGTGTTATTTCTTTCGGTCGGCGATACCACGGCATTCGCACCGGTTACATTAAAACATTCTCCACCGATGTCCACAAAATCGGATAGAGTGGCCATCTCCTATCCTTTCATTAGGAAATTGCATTATGAATTCAATCACATAAATTTGACAGAATCGATACGTGGATCTAAACAACACTCGCCATTTACTATCAGCATGAATCCTGTTGAAAAAATCTTTAATCCATGGAATCCAAAGAATCGGGAGGTCACTCCAACGGATGTCATTCCGATTCTTAAACGTTATGGCTGGAAGGGCCGTTTTAACAATTTCAATCTATTTGCTCAAGCGTGTTGCCACAAATCGTATGTGGATCGCCCAGAACTATGGCAGGAACAGGCGGAACACGGCGAGGAGATTATCATTGCGCCGCGTCCAGATGATTGTATTCCCTTGCGCACGTGTGACAATGAAGAACTAGAGTATTTGGGCGATCGCGTACTAGGTCTCGTCATTTCGTCCTATGTCACAAAGCGCTATCCAGGTCAAGGAGAAGGATTCTTGACCCGTATCCTCTCTCGTATCGTAAATAATAAGCAGCTTGGAAAAATGGCAAAGGAAGTGGGTCTTGGTCAATGGATTATTCTGAGTCGTCATATGGAGGAAGTGTGCGATGGCCGTAATAACCTGCGCATCCTGGGCTCGATGTTCGAAGCCTGGTTCGGCGCTCTGTATCTGCAAGAAGAAGACGTGGGTCGTGGCCTACAGCAATGCAACGACTTCTTAGTACGCATTATTGAGAAACACGTAGACTTTGTACAAATTATTATTGAAGATACGAATTATAAGGATCAACTGCTTCGTAAATTCCAAGCAATGTACCACGTTCCGCCGCGATACAAGGAGATTGCAGTGGTAGGGCCGCCACACGACCGAATCTTTACAATGGGTGTTCTAGACCCGAATGACAAGATTATCACCACGGCAACGGCTAGAAATAAGAAAGTGGCGGAACAAGAGGCGTCGAGGGCTGCACTGGAACTATTGGAACCGCAACAAGAAGATATGGTCGCAAAAAAAGTGTATAAGCCGACACGCCTCTAAACGCTTTAAAAGGCATTGGTATTTTTATACATTTTTCGTAAAAAGTGTTTTTGGGCGCTTTTTTTATAAAAAGCGCATAGTAGAATGGATGCCAGTAAAATTACCGAGCTTCTCCAGAAGCAGAACACCGTGTACCTCCATCGGAGTAACACAGTGGACTCCAGTACCATGACGTGGAGAAACCAAATCCAGTCATCGAAGTATATTAAGGGAGTTGCCACGTGCACAGGGCTTCAAAATACGGATGTTCCGACGGAGGCCATTTGCCCTAATGGAGATGGAACGTTTTCATTTGGTGGCGGCGGTAAGCAAATGACACTGGCTACGGGTTCTTCCCAACAGTATCCAAGTGTGTATCGAGGGGCGGCTGGAAGTGCTTCTGCCGTGTATTCATCGGATAAGATTCTGCTGCAAAAAGCGGGCCGTCAATACTGTGCGGAGCTCATTACGGACCAGGATATGTATACCATCTTACCGACGAAATCCGTATCCGTAAATACAAACGGACCCACTTCAGACAATCCAAACCCAAGCGTTAATAATCAGGACACAAATCCGTATTTGCCGCCATTCGATACCTATTACAAGTTCAAGACACCCCCTGCACCAGTGATCGATCAGAATCAGAAGCATTATGTCCAGTACTGCAACGGATGTGTCACGGAGGAAACTGTGACTCGGTATGGATGGCCGCTATGGATGGTGGGCACAACACCGAACTCCCGCATCATTTCCAATTCAATTACTTATCAAGGCGAACAAGTATTTGTAACGGGTACATTTACTGGTAAGATACACATATATGATGGTATTCCCACACAGCCTCCAGTCGCAGGACAGCCCACTGTTGTGATGAATTCGGTATCAACGAATCTTGATGCATTCTTGATTGTATATGATCAGGCTGGTAAGATTCTGTGGTTTACCACGATGCAGACCGTGACAGGTACACAGACAACCGCCTACAGTGTCGCCACAGATGCGACGGGAATCTATGTAACGGGATATATGGATGGCACGATCCGTTTGTATGACGGGTTACCGCGTGATAATTATTTAACATATGGACCTGTTCGTAGAACCTTGACAACTGCCTCATCTGCGCTATTTATCATCAAATACAACAACTATGGGTTTCTTGCATGGTCAACTCAAGTGGATGGTATAAAACAACTAGCTGCAACGGCTGGATTTCAAATCCAACCCACACTGATGAATCAAATATGCACCGATGGAAAGAATGTATATGTCTGTAATTCGATTGATCCGGCAATTGATATCGTGACCGTATATGGTTCGGATGGAGTTGCTGCTCTTACGTTGACAAATGGTGGAAATGCAGACTCTCAACAGGCCTTCTTGGTACAGTACAGCGCTTCAACGGGTATGACCAATTGGGCGACACGGATGTCAGGCGGTCTCGATCCGTTGTTTGGATACCCTGGCACAACGAGTGCAGAAGGTCTTGTATGTGATGCTAATCAAGTATACATTGCAGGATATTACAATAATACCGCAAATTATTATGACGCAGTCACACCAGCTGCGCCTACATTTGGTGCATCACAGGCGGAGATCACAAATGGCGCCAATAATGGAATGTACATTGCAGCCTATAATAAGTCGGGGACGTTTCAATGGGTCAATTCAGGCAATTTATCAAATAGTATGACTATTTCAATGGGTATTCGATTGACAGTGGATGCGTCAGGCGTCTATGCGATCGCGCCATTTTCAGACGTGATTACCTATAACACAACGCCTCGAGGAGCCACTTTTCAGATAACAAATCCAGCGGGACTCTTTAGCTATAATATTGGAATTGTCAAATATACACTGGCAGGTTCCATGGTGTGGGTGAATAAAATTCTAAATGTGGATAATGGTGCTTTAAGGGTTGACGTAAACGGATTCGGCCTTTCTTCCGATGGATCGGCATTATATGTGACGGGAGGATTTGGAGTTCAAAGCATTACGATGTATAATGCATCAACCTCCAATCCAACAGTTCCGACGGCAACATTAAGTACGGCAGGAGGCTCAAATATGAATGTTTTTTTGATCAAGTATAATTTATTGGGTGCACTACAGTGGTCTACTATTATTGGTCGATCAGGAAGCACTGCTTATGGATATAGTGTTTCCGCGAATACAAACATGGTTTATGTGACAGGTGCAGTAAATGGATCAGTTGACCTATATCAAGCGAATGGGCTGTTACAACCCAATAAGATTGCCACTTCCCTCGTTACTAGTGCTAATTTGTATACGTATGTTGTTAAATATGATTATAATGGGCAAGTCATATTCGGATAAATCTTGATTCAAACACATTACGCATGTGTTACGATGAAGATATCGTTTCTAAGGAGATAGTAGATGGCTTCTCTTCCAGAATCTGAGAAACCCAAAGGTGTTCAGCCAAAAGGTGTTCAACCGAAAGGCATCAAAGGTGTCATACCAGGAAGAGCCACGGTGATCAAAATGGCAGATGAAGCCATGAAGGCAGAATGGGGAAATCCAGTACCTGCTGGGCAGGTCGAGGTAGCATCACAGCAGCCTTTTCAGGGATCTCAGCCACCTCCTCCGACTCAGGTCAAAGCGCCCAGTAAAGGGGTACAACCCAAACCATTGCAGAAAATGGTACAAGCAGCCGTCTCTGTAAAGAGAACACCCGATCTAAAAGAACGCCCTCGTCCACTCGATGCAGTCGCACAGGAATTTCTGCCATCCGAATTAAAAGCGTATCAGATCGACCAAGCCGCGATCGTATCGGCGAATCCCTACATGACTGACACTGCAATCTATACACCGCAGAGTCGAAAGAGTTTTTATCGGTTCATTACGGATAATTATTCAGAGGCGTTTCGTCTTGCACATTCAGAAAAGGGAAAAGCGATTGACCAGTTTGCGTGCGCTAAATTGGAACAGGCAGAAGGAAAACAAGTGGAAGCCTTCTTGTATCAAAAATTTATTCGAGAATACATTCGCAATGCAGCCCCTTATCGTGGAATTCTCGTTTATCACGGTCTCGGTTCAGGTAAAACGTGCTCTGCCATTGCCGCAGCAGAGGCCCTCTATGGTACATCAAATAAGAAGATCATTGTAATGACGCCATTCTCACTGCGCGCGAACTTCATGTCCGAAATATCGTTCTGCGGTTTTCGCCATTTCAATGTCTATAATCACTGGATCAAAATCCCTCTCACCCCGTTCGGTACCCCTGTATTTACCTATGCGATGTCCGTATTGTCGATGAAACAGGATTATTTGACGAAAAAGGTGTTATCGCGCGCTGATCCAGAACGTCGCGCCATTTGGATCCCTGATTTTACCAAAGAGTCCAATTATAACGAGCTATCGCAAGAAGCCCGCAACGACGTTCGTGATCAGTTGACTCATATGATCGATTCGCGTATTAAATTCATTAGTTATAACGGTATTACTGCAGCTGAACTGAAACGGTATGCGTGCTTGCCTGATCCAGAAACGGGAAAGCCGATGTTTGATGACGCGGTGATTGTGATCGATGAAGTTCATAACTTGTCTCGTTTGATGCAGGGCCAGATTATGCCTTATATCACCGAGCGCGAAGGAGTGAAACGAAAGATCGAGGCGGAACCGATCGTGCCAGGAAGGTGGGAACCGAAGTTATGTGGCAAGTCGGAGAATTACAAGCGTGCCTATCTCTTTTACCGTTTGCTCACAGATGCGAGAAACAGTAAGATCATTGGATTATCAGGAACACCGATCATTAACTTTCCAGAAGAACTCGGTATTCTGGCAAACGTTTTGGGAGGATATATCGAGTGTGCTGAGTTTTCAATATTGTCGACAAATAAACAGGTGATGCAAAAGGTGAAAGAGATCGCAGAAGAAGAACCTCGTATTGATATTGTGCGATTTCACGAGGGAAACCAGAAGATGGGCGTTTTGATTTCTACGTTTCAGGAAGGATATGAGCGTGTCAAAGATGGAGACTCGATGTTCATTGGTGTGAAATACAATGAAGAGGCACAGGACAGTATTCGTGAGATTTATCCGCGAATTAAGGCGAAACTAGTAGCGGCGAATATCAAGATCGAGGAAGATGTAAAGAGGGGCCCATTTGTATCATATCCACGTTTACCGATTGATGATGAATCTTTTAAGCGTGAATTCATTAATCCTGTGAATTTGAAGATTATCAATGAGGTTGTTCTAAAGAAGCGGTTGGCAGGTCTGATTTCGTATTATAAGGGTTCAAAGGAAGAATATATGCCTCGTGTAACCAAGGATGAGATCATACGCTGTGAGATGAGTGATTATACGTTGTTGGAGAAATATACACCTGCTCGAGTCTTGGAGATTCAAGGAGAGATAAAAAAGGAAAAGGGAAAGGATGATGTATTTGCGGCAGTGGAAATGTTTGCGAAGATGAAGAATCCGTCTAGTTATCGTTTTCGAAGTCGTGCGCTATGCAATTTTGCGTTTCCAAAGGATATTGAGCGACCGTTCCCAAGAACACGTGATGAAGAATTAGAAGAAGAGAATCAGATTGCGGTGATTGCAGAGGATGCTTCGGAGGAGGTAGGAGATGTGGATGCCGCTGACGCGGAAAAGGCCGCAGTGGTAGCGGAAGAGGAGCGTAGGGCGAACGATGTGTTGGTGGCAGACGGAATGGCAGAAGCATCCGCGGAGCCATCGGCAGAAGCGTCAGCAGAGCCATCGGCAGAAGCATCGGCAGAGCCATCGGCAGAAGCATCGGCAGAGCCATCGGCAGCCGCTGCATCCTCTGCACAAACAGGAGGTGATGTAGAGGAGGACGAAGAGGAGGACGAAGAGGAGGATGAAGAGGAGGATGACGAGTATGCGGACGATATGAATGACACAAACAGTGAAGACGGTGAGGTTGTTGAATTCTCTGATAACGAAACTGAAATGGAGGGTGGAGCTGGTGAAGAAGATGTGCCAAGCGTAGCACCAGAAAGCGTAGCACCAGAAAGCGCAGCACCAAAAAGTGCAGTACCCATTAAAAAGAAAGGGCCTCGTATGCCTCCAAAGCCATCTGCAAGCGCTGCAGTTAGCGAAGTAGCTGCAAGCGCGGCAGTTAGTGAAGTACCTGCAAGCGCAGCAGTTAGCGAAGTAGCTGCAAGCGCAGCAGTTAGCGAAGTACCTGCAAAGAAGCGTGCTGTACGTGTTCCACCCAAAAAAGCTGAAGCATCAGTTAGCGAAGCACCCGTTAGCGAAGCACCAGTTAGCGAAGCACCAGTTAGCGAAGCACCCGTTAGCGATGCTATACCTCGCGTTCTATCCTACAAGGAGCGCATCGAGAAGGCGATGCGAACACTCGACCAGCGCCGTGCCGAATATCTCATGCTAGAGAGCAAAGATCCAATGGGTCGTCTGGCAACCTACTCTACTAAACTTGCATCGATATTGGAGAATATTGAGAAATCAAAGGGAAGTAATCTGGTCTACTCACAATTCAAGACAGTCGAAGGCCTCGGTGTATTAGGAATTGCCCTAAAGGCAAATGGGTATGATGAGATCAAAATTGTAGGAAGTGACCAGAATCCGCGATTCAGTGATGAGACGATTGCATCCTTTCGTGAAGGTCTCGGTGACGTGGATCGCCCCAAGCGCAAGCGCTTCATTTCATTTACAGGAGAAGGATCCAAAGAGCAGCGCGCCCTTGTCCTGAACATCTTCAACGGCAACTTTGATAAATTGCCAGCGGATATGCGTGCTATTCTAGAACCGTTTAAGGAAAAAAAGAATACAACAGGTGACATTTGTTGGGTGATTGGAATCACAGGTGCGGGTGCAGAAGGTATTTCGCTAAAGTGCTGCCGTTCCGTCCATATCATGGAACCCTACTGGAACAATGTTCGTCTGGATCAAGTGAAGGGCCGTGCCATCCGTATTTGCTCACATAAGGATCTGCCGTTCAAGGACCGTGAGGTAGAGATTTATACCTATTATACAGTGTTCTCAGAACAGCAGAAACAGTCGGAGAATATCGTTCCGACGATTCGCGGTACTGATAATAACGAGACATCTGACGAGAAGGTATTCTATGTGAGTATACGGAAAGACAAGATCAATCAGGAGATCTTGAAGATTATGAAAGAATCAGCGGTGGATTGTGAGCTAAATGCAGGTGAGAATGATGGAATCCAGTGCTTTCGTGTCGAGGGTCAGGCGACGCAATATTTGTTTGATCCGAATTTGGATGTGGATAAGATCATTACCAGTATTGAATTGAAAGAAGTACGTGGAGATCTTCAGAGTCGTGTGTCGCGCGCTCTGGATGTGGGTGCGCCTGAGGCGGCATCGATGGTAGTTCGGATCAAAGTGATTCGGATCAAAAACATCGAATATTTGCTAAAGGTGAAACCAGAGTCAAGTGGAACGGTTTTCCATCTATTTGGTCGCACAGACACGGACTTTCGAAAGCCGCTGGGAGAAGTGGAATCGGACCCACTGCTAGGTAAGTATACACGTCTCTTTTTTTACAAGTAAACATCTTCTATACATGTTATTTATAACAGCAATAGATGATATATCATTACTCTGCTAATGCGCAATCACTAGGTAGCGGAGTTTACTCCGCTAACGACACAATTGTGCCATAGGCGCAATCACTAGGTAGCAGAGTTTACTCCGCTAACGACACATACTTATTATACGAATCAGGGAACTGCGTATAGACCCAGTCTGCCTTGCATTCACGAATCACATCCTCCCTAGTAAGCGTCTTATCAAAGAAATGAACCCACGCCAAATCAAATTGAAACGAAGCGGAGCCAAAAACTCCAGCCCACGCAGGACCGCTACCACTAAACATAATATTACATGGCTGTCCTGGCTGCCCTGGAGCAGGATTCCATGTTCCATTCGTGTCCCACATCGAACCGGTTGCTGTTAGTGTTGTCACCGTTGCCGCACCGCCGCTCGACATAAATCCGTCAAATGAATTACAATATAAATCAAACCCAGTCTTATTGTTATTGACATAAAACAGATACCATGTACCAATTGTCAGATAATAATTGGTATTAATTATTTTGCTTCCACCTGACCAGGTATGTTGAATAGAAATGGTAGATGTACTTCCATTGATGGGTGTAGCGATGATACCAAATGAATCATGCAGGGCTGCGCCAACGTAGAAATGACACAGTGTTTCCTTGACAGGCATCGTTTGGAATCGAACCGCAAAAGACATCGACTTCCAGCTCTGAAACGCGATATTCGGCATATTAATATGCGATCTAGAACCAATCAAGCGGATAAACGCTTTCTTTCCAGGTACGGCAGACCTTTCGTCGGTTCGCAGATGATAATCAGGATTGGACACCCCCAAGAACTGTCCAAAGAGACCAGGATTACGAAGTTCCTCAAATGCACCTGATTTACCAACTTCATATGTCAGAAATGGCGCACGAGCCTCGCACGTCAATGAGTAGTACTGCGGCTGAAACGCATTGACACCGTTACATATCTGAGGAGTCACCTGAAACGCATTCCAACCACCACCCGCATCTTCATAATACATCTTTACAATATTCGGCCTTGCTGCATTCAACGGAGTACACGACTTAGATTGATACATAGTGGGACCCTGCAACCCAAGATTTTCGAATAGACCAGGCACATCGGCAACCGTCTGTGCCATCGCCGTTTTATCAATATTAGCAGGCTGATTGATGGCGATCCAGAAACCATCATCGACGGTCACGGTGAACTTGGCAGAAAAATCCGACGGTGCGCGCACATCCATCATTTGGACACAGCATCCGAAGGCCCCTCCGCCAATTTGTGGTACACGCGACGGCCCCGCTTGAAGCTGAACAATATCACGCTCTACAGTACGCTTGAGAAACCCAGCGACTTTCTGCGGATTACCAGGAACGGGTACAAACCACAAGACCTCCACTCCTTGACTATAGGGTGCGCGAACAATCATATTTTCAGGACTAATGCCGAGGAATTGAATCATCGCATCGCGCTGTGTCGCATAATCGACGAATCCATCTGCCGACTTCATATTGGTTAGTAACTGTACCCAGTATTGTTTTACGGCACCGAGCGTACCCATTGCATTATAAGTCGCCATCGTGGCAATCGTCGGAAACGCCTTTCCTTTTGGCTGACCTCCCATTTTGAGAAAGAGTTGCTGGAGACACGCCATATCAAATGGCGATTGGGTTCCATCGGGAAGATTAGAGCATTGATCATATCCTTTAATGGCTCCACGCTGAAGGCAGAGGTCGCGCGCCGAGGCACCAATCGCAGAACTAGGGGGTTTAGTTGCATTCCCTGCTAACTGCCGAATTTCTTGTAGCGCGGCGCTCACCGTTGTCTGACCCTGTGAAAAGAGATTGAGATTAATGGGTGGATTCGCTGAACGCTGGTAAATTGTTACTGCATCGCTGTTACGAAGAGATGCCATATAATCCGATGGATTGGGGGAACTCTTGAGCGCCATTGCCATCGCGCCATTATCGGTGCATCCGCTCAATATTACAGTGTTATACAGGCAGGCCGCAGTAAGGCGTCCGTTTATGGGATCACATGTCTTGTCACGAATGGGCTCGGGACCAGTAGGCGGAGGAGGGCATGACGCGCGCGAGCGAACGATGGAACCAGGGCTACACGTCCCCATAGGTTCATTCGGATAGAGGGGTTTTCCAACGGAATCAATGGGTACACCCTGACCGATGTCGGTACAATATCCACAGCTTCCTTGAAATACATCAGTATCGACATCCGTACACGCTTTGAGAGCCTTGCATTTATCCATTAGAAGTTGTTTTTTCGCAAGCTGGAGATCAAAGAACCACTTTTTATAAGAGGGGACATCAAATCCAGGAAGGGGGCCCTTTGCATTACCCACCATACCTTTTGAGATCTCGGGGTAAGGACTATTCTTGGCGGGAGGAGTATACATCCAGCCACATCCGACAGGCGCCTTGGGATTTTTAGCGGCGATTAGACTGTCTAGATCAGACGCGGCGCATTGTCTGGCCATTTTACCTAGATTATCACTTATGCCGGTCATAAAGATATCATTTGGATTCTTGACGGCATAGTTCTGGATTCCCTGACCGGCAATATTCGATGTTTGAATGGCCTCATCAAAGCCAGCCAGACCGGGAGTACCTGAAAGAATCATATTGGGTGCCGCATTATAATAGGCATTGTTTTGATTGACATAATCAAGGTGAGCATTTTCCGTTTTATTATCGGATTCAAATGCTTCCGCCAAACGACGAAACATCTCTACTGATGGATTCGGTACTATTTTCAAATCAAATACTCCCGAAGTCATAATGAAAACATTAATGATTACATTGGTTGATAGGTAATGGAATACGGTAATTCATCGGTTTTACCATTATTTAATTTACGTGTAATGAAAGAACGCCATGTTTCTAATGTAGAAAAATACATCGTAATTGTTCCTCCTTTTTTAAATGAAGTGGTAGATAAACCGGCAGGTGCAGTAGTAGAACGAACAGGAATATTAACTTCTTGAATATATTCACCTACAGGTATTCCGTTGCCTGGAGGATAGAACCCATCACCTACCAATGAAATAGTCGTCCCATTATATTCGTACCACATATAATAGATTCCCCATCCACCTCCTCCATAAATCTGTCCCGATGTGTTAAACTTGATATTTGTAATCGTACAATCTGTGGGAACGATCCATTTTGCCGATAATGCACCTCTTACAACTTGTGTGCTATTAGCTAGTGAATAATTTGTAACTGTAAGAGGATCATTTGGCATGTCATCTGACTGATCTACTTTAATTTCGGAACTAGGTGGAAACCAAGTGTAGGTGCGATTGGTGCTGTTTATATTATTGGACACATAGATCAAATCATTTTGATCATTAAGGATCTGAAGAACAGTGCCGAGAATGCGAGACTGACAACAGTCCACACGATTGAACACAACAACCTTATAAATATCGATCATCGATCCAAGATCCACCTGAACCCATGGAACATCACCGCAAGACGTATGAACAAAGTTATAGGTTTGACCCGTATCGCCATCTACAAAGTTTTTACCAGGAAACACGTCGCCTTGGTATCCGCTTGACTTGGTAACAGGAGTATTGCGTGTAATGATGTTTGGTCCACCTTTTTTACTATACACTTTGATCTCCGCCAGATTCAGACATTCTACGCGATTGTATTGTAATTTGATGTATCGACCGGTAGTTACCGAGCTGGCATTTCCAATCGGAGTCTTTACATAGCCCATATATGCCGGATTTCCATTGATACCTGCGTTATGATTCCCTTTATAGCATCCATTACCTGCACCATCTTTCGAGTAACTGAACCCAACGCATTGTGAACCAAGCGCATTACATCCGCGCTGTGCGGCATCCACGGATAATCCTGAAAAACAGGAAGGTTGAGGGCCTGTGGTTTCCAAATAGCCTGATGGAACGGTAAGATACGTCGGTTCGGTGGGTCGATCCCACATTTGCTGATTGAATGCTTTAATGGCCCCATTTTGAGAAGCGGGATCCGTTATACCAGGCTTGGGACCGTAACAATTCACACCTGCTTTCTGATTATCAGGCGTCCATTCAATAACTCCTGTACGACCACCACAACCGCCGACAACCGATGTGGTGATAGGCCATTTACCGCCTCCGTCGGCCACCCATCCGCTAAAGCACCAGTCGGCACCGTGCGCGTATGCATCTTGTAACTGTGCGGTAGTCGCGACAGTGGCACCGTATTTTGAGCACACTTCTTCTGCCTGATTCTTCGTGTAATCGTATCCTGGGCCGACAGCAAATACTTGAGTGGGACCTGTCACTTTGTTAGAAGAAGGTTGATCGAGTTTGATGTCATAGGCCTGTTTGAGAGCCGTAGCACGTTGTTCGTTAGTTTTACTATTGTCGTTTGCACGGCGGTTGATTTCGTCATATTTCTGTTGAACCGCTGCGACTCCACCCAATTCCTGGGCAAACTGCATACCCGAGTTATTGATGGGATCAATAATTGTACCAGGATAGTTAAAGGTGTTGGGTACATCTTCGAATTTCTCTTTTGAGCTTGCTGTCTGAGAGGGTGGTAGCGTATAGGTTGGCCCAATGCGAGAATTGATACCTTTGTTAGCATACAGATATGATGCGCATTCCTTGGAAACGGGTCCAGTTGAATTGAGGGGTCCGTCACATGGATTAGTAATGGGTACACCCGTTGCATACATAGAGACAGCATTCCAATCAGGGATAGAAAGAGGTACACCATTTGCATCATTGCCACTTAATGCCTGTGCCATCTTGACAGCCAACGCATCGACGATGGTATCAATACCCAGTGCAACCCCACCTTCACCTTTTTGAATGGCATCAGCTAAGGTCTTGTTAGAGGGATAACCAGTTCCTTTGGAGGTCCCGCCTAGCTCCATCCATCGTGCCTGAAGGCATTCGAGCTTGTAGTTGCCAGGTGCATTTGCCTTTCCATAACAGGGATCCGATTCCAAAAAGGTGGCAGAGTCCTCGCGGGTAATAATGGGACCGTTTTCGCAAGTGAGTGCGGCGCCGTCAAACATATTCACAAAAGAGAACGGCATAAAACACGACAAGTTCATAGATGACCTGCCATTTCCAGGCATCAGAGTAAAACATTTGAATCCGTTAAAGAGACGGGTGCCTGTCATACGTGGTTTTGCGTTTGTCAGATTATCCTTCTGGGTAAGCGTCATCACATCCAGTTTAAAGGTACCGGCCGCTGTTTGGCCTTCGATATAGCCGCATAAATAGACGGGTGGAGCGCCATTGACTGCAATCGTAAAAGCAGTGCCCTCCGAATTCGGAGGAATCGTAATCTGTGCGCCTTTGCCGAGATTCAGAGTAGTTTGCGGGAGTGTAATGAATCCGTTGGAGCTGGAGACGGTAACGGTTCCGCTACCATACAGATTCAGAACAGAAGGAAGACGATCGGAGTCGGGGCCGACACGTGAAAATGATCCAGACGTGTAGCACTGTGTGCAGTTAGGTAGACCGAATGTCTGCTTGGATTCACAGTCGACTGTTTCTTTGACAATCGTGCATTGGTCTTTTGTAAGGGCAAAGGTGCCAGTCTTGGCTTTACCGATGGTGGGCGCCAATGTTTTTAGTGGGAAATAGGGTGCAGAACCCTTTTGGCGGACATCATTATAGGTTTGCATTTGATCATCGCGGTCGAAGGGGCTCACATACAATCCACTGATGCCGGTCGTATGACCTGCAGAATCAACGGTAGCGGGATCAAAACTCATTCCGCAGTTTTTTGAGAACTGTGTATCATCAAATGCACTGCACGATTTGGGCGCTGCTTCGCATCGTTGTGCGATCTCTAATGTACGAGGCAGCTGAGCAGGTGTAGTATAGGGAATGGTTTGCTCCAATTCGTGTGTAGAAGAAGTGGGCAGAGCGATAACAGTGGAGACAGCTTCATTCATATTACTTGAACTAATGGGATCAATACCGACAGATGGACTAGTTAGATTGATCGTATTAGTGAGTTCGTTGAATTTCACTTGTGAGTTGGCAATGTACCGCTGATGCTGCGCGAGTGCATCATTGGCCGGAACGTTGCTAAACGACTCCTTTGAAGTGTACTGTAATCCTATGAATAGGACACATAGTACCGTAAATAATAAGATAATGTTAAAGAACATTATTATCTACTAACGCTTCTCATAAAAAGGGAGACGTAAACGTCCCCCTGACCCCCTCTCCTGGTATATTTTCATGATGTTTCCTGGTATATCGTGCTTTTTGAGCACTTTTTCTTAGTATATCGTGCTTTTTGCGAGCTTTTTCCTAAAAAGTGCCTAATAGTTATTATCAGGTCTCAGTTGCGGTAGCGAATCCATCTCACGAGTGATGATGCGAAACACGAGTTGAAGCTGCTTGTTCAAGTTAATAAGACGAACAGGCGATTGTAAGCTGACAGCATAGGAACGAAGGATCGCTCCGAAATTCGATCCAAATGGATTCAGTCGTACACTACCCGTCGTCGGATCCTCGTATCGTGCCTGAATGACAATAAAGTTCGCATAACCGACATCATTGAATCCGTCTTTCAACGTGCTCTGATTAGGAGAGTAGGCTGCATCAAGAACAATGTGACCCTCGGGGCGATTTACCCAAGCACAGAAATCACGGAATGCTGCACCTTGATCTGGGTTGGAAAGAACAACATCGGAATAGGTGTATCCGCTGATTTGAATACGATCTCCAGCAGATATCTCGAACTTGCTAAAATATTTTGATGTATTGATGTAAAAATTCGCGGGGTTTCCATCAGCGTTTGGAATCATTACGTTGTATGCATTCGTACCCACATTATACGTTAGTGGAATGGTAAATGGGAATGTTTCGGTTATAATTCCACCTGACTGAGGGCAAATGATTCCACCAATATCAAAGGTATCAGGTGTCGTACTGATCAATTCACCGTTGGGACGACGGAGATCAATGGTCATCTTCTGGAGAGTGGATAGTGGAGTGGGATAGTATTCCTTTTGGCATTTCAAGAACTTCGGGATCATCGCCAAGAATCCGCGGCTAGTGGGATGCTGACGAGTCTGATCGGAAACCCACTGTGCATCGTACTGGAGAACACCGAAGCTGCGATCCAGAAAATTATCTGTTCCGTAGTTGTTGTTCTCTAGTTCTGCCACGCGAAGGGTCACGTAGGGCAAGTTCAGAATATTGTCCTGATAGCCCGTATCGGTGATTTGATTCTCTGTCTTCTCACGATACACAGTAACGCTGAGACTCTCGCCTGGCATAATGGCTTTCACGAGCTCGATGCGAACAATGTTCTTGAATTTCTGCTGAGAGGCCAGACTGGGACCGAATCCTTGGCCATTCGCAGCGGGGTCAAAGTTAACCGTAAAGCTATATCGGTTCTCTTTGTTATTGCGGAGCCAATCACGATCCGCTGAATAGATAAAGAGGTTGTTTTCGATCTCACGGTAGCTAACGATCTTATCCTCACGGATGAGGTTGTTCTGAGGTAATACCACTTTGTCGATAGATGAAAAAGAGGGCGTGACGGTCGTGGGATTGCCATTGGCATAGCCGTTAGCATAGCCATTAGCATTGCCGTTACCACTCATGGTATCAAACGAACCGATGGAACCGCTCAGCAACTCGCGGCGATCGGGGAGAACCACGAGGGTCTGATCCATGATGGGACGAGCACTCTGTGTAGTACGTTGAACCAGTGCCAGTTCCGTGGATCGATTGTGAGAATCCTGGAGAGTACGAAACGATGAATCGGCCTGAATGCGTCCCTGAAGGCCGGCATCAGCCTTTGCCAAATCGGAGCTCTGTGCGGCACGAAGGGCTTCCAGTTCACGCTGTTTCTTGGCACGCTCAAACATTTCGGCTGCGGGCGGCCCGTCTTCGGACAGGGAAATGCGGAAATCGGGAATACCAGGGGGAAGGGCTTTGACCTCATTGCGTTCCTGTGTAACACGTTCAAAGCGCTGAGACGTTTCTTGAAAAAGGCTATCGTCCATCACGGTCTTGACGACGTTCGACTGTTTGGTGATTTCCTTGCGTTGGAGATATTGAGAGAAATCCTTGGCGCACGTTCCGAGCACTTCCTTATTGAGAACCTGAATGGGTTTATCGCCCTGTTTTTCATATACCTGACCCATATAGTGATTCAGTGTTTTTGAGAGACGTTGAAGTTGAACATCATTGAGTGGTGCACCGGTTCGCTCCTGAAAGTCCTGAACGAGAACAGTTTGAAGCGTTCTGTAATTTTTTTCACTAAAGAGAACATTCTGTACGCTGGACAGATCTTGCTTATCCGTTCGGGTGGACCCCTGTGCTTGTTGCTGAGAAGCCGGGCGGTACATTACTACCTTTACCGTATAAATCTTTTATATGCTTTTTTACATACAAAGGATTTCTTATAAAGTGAAACACATTATTGACTGAATATGATCTTTCGTAGCGCTAACATCGTCTCGTCTTTTGTCGCTTCTTTACAGAAATTCTTAAAGGGAATTCCATAGATCATACAAATAATAAAGTACATACTATACATGCCACATTCGGTGTTACTATATTGAAAGCGTCGTGCATTGAATCCGAGCTGACATTCTCGGTTTTGAAGGGTAAACGCACGCATAAATCGTGCAATCATCGGGGGCGTCTTGTATCCATAGGAATCAAAGTAAGAAATGAATGGTTTTTTGATATCTTTCATGTTAATGTATAGTGCCACCCAGTGACTTCCGCTTTTGTAATGAGGATCCAGATTAAAGACCATACCGATACCTCGTTTTCCCTTGTCATATTCTTCTTGTAACTTCAAATTGCACAGATCGGCGTGAAGACACTTTGGCGCACCGCTCTTGATATAAGGATTCGCCACGGAAAAGTCGATGGGATATACTCCCATAAACTCAAACCAAGGAAATACCTCTTCGTATTGTTTCATCACGTTCTGGATGTTATAGTTATCGAGCCACGTGTCGGGCTTCTTGATCCATTCTTTTGGCATTTTGGGGCGAAGATATTGCTTACGGAGTTCTTTTTGATTCGCTAGTGCCGTCTGATCCAATAGACAATGCTCTTCATCGACGTGACACCCGACGGCTTCAAATAATGCTTTTCCTTTTTTGCCGACGCGCTTCTCGAGTTCTTGATAGGTGGTCGAAGGCAGACATCTTTTCTTGGACTTTCCCAAGCGAGGATGGCATCGAGAGAATTCCTCGAGCCGCAATTTACGTTTTTGAGTGGTACGCATCACACAGCCTATTTCCTACGGAGAGAATAAAACACGATAGAGATAGAAGAATGCCTGGCTATGATTTTTCAAAGTCGAATTTGTTTTTGATGGTGGGAGGACAAATTATGTTATTGGCAGTTGTGATCATGGTGGTATGGTTTGGAGTGAGTCCGATCCAATTTGCCTATGCTGAACAAATGCGCAATATGCTTGGCTCACCTTCAGTAGCACCTTTAGCGGTGCCTTTAGCTAACGCGAATTCAAAAGCATCTGCGCAGTAAACTATACACGCTTTCACAGTAAAAATAAAACAATAAGATAGAATGGCGGACAGCGTATCGCCCTATGTGATTGGAGGTCTAGGTACAGTCATTGGTGTGAGTTGTATTGCATCATTTATTATGATTTCTCGATTTATTGGATCGAAAGATAGGTGGAGCCCTATCCAAAAAGAACTATCTGCTGGCGTTTGGATAATGAGTATGGTAGGATCCCTTGCATTATTCTTGGCAGGGGTCGTCTATTTTAGCATGAAACCAAACCAGGAAAAGATCATGTATTTCGTTTTCGTTGTCACCTTTTTGGCAATGGGTCTTGCATCCAGTGCACTGGGTGTCGCATTGATTCATAAAAACGAATGATAAGATAGAATGTCTACAGTGACTCCATCTAATACAAGTACGGCATCCATCTATACAATACTCCCTATGTTCTTGGGCGTGCTTGCGATTGTATCGTGGGCAGGAGTATTTATCATGACATCCAACGAGAACACCAGTGGCTATAATGGAAATGTGTGGCCAACTATTCGAGGCCAGGTTGCCAAAGTGATTAGTTCTACTATGATGGGAATGTTTATCTTGTTAGTGATATCGATCATTTATTTTATACAAGATCAATCGAAGTCCATTTATGTCATCTTTATTATGGTGGCAATATCAAGTGTCATGTCCTATAGCGCTTTGGCGGCATCAAGTATAAGTTAAAATCGTGTGAAGAGGTAGAATGGACGATAAGTTAATTTTATATGGAATTGTCTATGTGATCAGTGTTGCCTTCTATATCGTATTTTTCGTATGGGCTGGCAAGAATTCTCCTACGGGTGACTCAAAAACTGATTGGAATGACATCAAATCAGATGTTTTTATGTCGTGGATCGCACCCGTCATTGCAGTTTTATTTAGTTTTATTTCATTGTTTTACCTGATTCGTTATCCTGATTATTCAGTGCTTATTGTGATGGGGCTGGCCTGTTTAGCAGTTGGGTTTGGCGTCGCATCACTGTCTTTTGCCCTTGTTTCTAGGTAATGACCAGACAATTTCCAAACAGACGGCACCGAATGGTGCAACCGCAGCCGCAATTCATCGCGATGAAACAATTGCGATACTCCTTGAAGACGGATGACACATCGAATCGAGTCACCCGCTTTCAATTCTGATACACGGCACGACTGTCCTGTATTTGTTTTTATAAATACAGTGGGATAAATGAATAGTGATAATGTCATACCGTCAAGAAGGAAATAAAACAGATGTCGAATCACGTCATAGGACCGATTCGTCAAATTCAAGAAGCTTTGTTGATGGGTATAGAATGTATTAATGAGATACTCGTGAAGAGTGTGCATTTTGATGTGAAATTGAGGATATTCAGTCAAATCAAGACGAAGCCGTGACGTATCCGCATTGTAATCAAGAACGCGTAGGGGAGGGGAGAGAATGCTGACATCTTGAAAGTCGATGGAATTGTCTTTGTAGCAAAGACGTGCAATGGTTTTGCCGAATCTGTCGATTTGAAAGGGTGCAACGTGTATGTTTCCAATTTCAAAGGCTTGATAGGGGATGGAGAGAATCATTGTGTACTCTACGATGGTATCATTTAGGCCCAGAGGGCTACCTTTGTTTAAACCCAGAGGGCTACCTTTGTTTAGGTCGGAACTTGAACATATCTCGCCTTTGTTGCATCATAATTGCGGATGATGTCCTCTTGAGAGACAGCTCGATTATATAGATAAAACGCCCCCACATCAGCAGGGCAGAAATAGCCTTCTTGTATTCCTCGTGGAAATTGGAGAGGTGCTTGTGATGGCATACGTGATTCTCCATTCTGAGCCGCAACAACGCGTCGTGTACTAACATAGGCATAACTTGGATTACTTGATCCGCCGCCAAATTGCACGACAATCGTATAGAGTTCCCATTTATTACTATACACTTCAACTGGCGATGAATAATTTCCATTTACCCTTCCTCCATTCATATTTAATGTGACACCCCCTGAACTATTCAGGCTTAATGAATATCCGTCGTAATCAGATGAAGATCCGAATTGTTTACTGATTAGGCCATCGCCCGAACTGAACTCAGGCGAGGATGTATTGACACGTGCCCAGATTTGAATGGTAAATGGAGTAGATGGAATAGGGGAAACACTAGTGCCAGAGGGAGCTGGATTAATGGCGGCCGTCTGGGCAATCTCTGCGATTTGATTCGTACCATTAAATGTAAAATACTTATTCACATTATCAAATAATGGAGCATTTTGAAGAATGGCGCTATACAGCCCGCTCGAACGAAGATTGGTCCATGCCGCTCCAGACCCAGAATAAGAAGATGCATTATTCGCATCTAATTCCACTAGCAGATTCGTCGTATTCAGACTATTAACTGTTGGTGTCGCACTGGTCGGCTCAGATATTGTACTTGATCCTACCGAATTTACTGCTTTTAATCGAATGGTGTAAGAGGTACCATTTGTTAATGGTGTTGATCCGTCCGTTGTTGTAATTACAACTGTAAATGAAGTGGAATCTAGTACTTGTGGTATACCGAAGGTAGGATTAAATGCTTGTGTAGAACCCAATGTTATAAATGGACCACTGTCAATGGAATATTCATAATGGGTGATCGCGCTTCCTCCGTTATTCATTTGAGTAAGTATGATATAAATGGTTTGATCGCCTCCTACACCTAATAGATTGATAGGAGCAGGAGGCTCTGTAATGACGAATGGTGTTACGGTAATGAATGCAGATGCCGTACTTGCACCGTTATCATTGACCGCTTTCAGTCGTACGATATAGGGTGTGCCATTTGTCAAGTCAGTGGTTCCATCAGAAAGTTTCGAGATGGTGATCGGACTTGATGCATCTTCAGGATCTAACTCTCGATAGTTTGAACCATTGATCGAGTATTGATAATTTCTGATAGGACTGCCTCCATTATTTCCAGCGGTAAACGATACGATGATCTGTTTATTTCCTGGTGCGCCAGATAAACCGGTAGGAGGACTTGGAAGGGTAGAAGGTGTGGCCTCTACCATCGCGGATGGTGTACCAGGTCCTACCGTATTCACGGCACGTAGGACAACTTGATAGATAGTGCCATTTGTTAAACGGGTGATGAGAATGGGGGAAATGGTGGTTTCTGCAGAGGTAAATGTGGAACCATTGTTGGTCGAATATTCATAACGAGTAATGTCTGAACCACCGTCGGAAGTGGGAGGACTAAACGCGACAGATAATTGTTGATTTCCTGCCGTAATTCCAGTAATAGTTACATCAGATGGTTCCGTACGAGGAATAGCCGACGTGGCGGAAACACCAAATGTTCCTCCTAGACGTATGGATTCACCCCCTCCAAGAAGCCCTCTAAAGTAATCGGTTTGCGCTCCTGCTACAAACGTAGCCAATCGAGATGAAGTGCCGTCTGAATTCTGAGGGTTAGTAATTAATGTCTGACCATTGAGATTCGATTGGTATACATTACGAGCGTAATTTTGGTGCTGGAGCTTCTGAATGATGACACGGCTATCAAAATTTCGATTCGACATTTCTAATAATTGCATGTAATATTATATAACTATAATGAGTCTGTTGCAATATAAGTGAAATAGTGATTACGAATATAAAGAAAAAAAGAAGAGGCTCTCCATAGAATGTCCTACCCCGACACAGAAACATCCGAAGCGATCGGAGAGTCCGTCGCGCGATCATTAATGTGTCGTTGTTCTTCCGAATGTCTTCGAGAGTATGCCAGTCGTCTTCATAAGAAGACTGAAACGCTATGTCAGCGACTTTATATCTTGTTTACTAGCTACCCCCATGAACGTAATATGACCTATGCGGGTCACGCCGTTCAGACGCTTCGTAGAGCGATTATAATGGGAAAGGGTGCAATTGGAATGTGTATTCATTCGTTTTTCCCATTTCTTTGTAAAGGGACCAAGGTCGTGGATCAGCTATATGAGGAGATTCATCCGAAAAAAAGGGATCTGAACTAGTCACTTAAAATACACGTAGACTACCTATGGTAATGGACGAGACGTGTAGCTATTGCTGGAGAGGTCCACATGGATGCGGAAAACGAACTCAACTTCTTGCATTTCTAGAAAAAAAATCTAAGGAGCTACGTGTTCCTTTTGAAATTAAACAAGACATCTGGTATCTTACGAAACAAACCAGCAACGGGGGCGATCCAGACGATGATGACGAATCTGCCACGGGAAAAAGCATTATTTACGAGAAATCAGCTTTACATCTCGGATTTGACGTAGAATTGGCCAGCATGAGTGACAAATCAGTTGTCACATCGTTTCTGTCGCATTGGACGGGAAAAACAGATCTAACTTTGATCGGTCACGATATCCAAACGAGATACCTCGTTCTTTATCACGCCCATTTCTTAGCGGACGAATCTGTTCTTCAACTTCAAGAATGCTTGGAACAGTACCCTTCCTTTGCGATTCTACTGACAAGTGAATTCCCGCTATGTAGTCGTCTTCGTGATCATTGTTTTGAAATTCCTGTCGCGGGCCCTGATCATCTTTTGGCGAATTATACCAAACGAGCCCATCTTACGGAAAAGGATGTATGGATGGAATCATTTAAGAAAACGTTGAATGAATGGTCGATCAATGAAACGCCAAAACGGATCAGTGAAGTCCGCACATGGATCTATATGTGTTTACAGAGGAATCTTCGATGGCCGAATGTGATCACGTATTGGATCCAAACGATCTATCAAACAGAATGGATCACTCCGAAGATGCGTGGGGAACTACTGGATACGTTGTGGCACGCAGAGTCGGGGGCGGGATGGGTACTAGTGACGTCGTATCGCATCCCGATCTTGTGGGAACATGTTCATCTGAAACTCGCAAGACAATTGTACCGATTGCGAAATGCTTCGCTTTCGCAATGTTAATCGTCTTCCTTGTCCGCATCTGCAAAGCAGATAGGAAACTCGCAAGACAATTGTACCGATTGCGCACTAATATTGCTATCCAATAGAATGGCCCTTCTGGACGCGGTCTTGGATGTGGTTCAGCACGAGTATGCAAAATCAGAACCAGTGTGGAAAATATCTCGTATATTATCGTCAGATACGACGTTTTTAGAGATGGAATGTTCAGAGCCGTCCGAGTTTGATCCGTTTGGGTGGCGCAAAGAGATGTTTGATAAGTATAAAAAAGGAAAAGTGGAAGCAGAGGTACGTGAATGTGCTTATGGGCGCGTGGTGGCACTAGGTGAAAAACATATGATACAAGACATTCCATGGGGTCTCTGGGGACGTATTCTACGAACATATTGGCAAGGAAAAAAGGCGAAAATCTTCTTCTTAGCCAATCCTTATCTCCGAACAATGGGGACGCAAGCACACTCCGTAAACCCATACCCCTCAAAAAAATATAAACCATTAGGTCCTGAGAATATTAATGGGGGCTACACCTATTCCTGTAATATCGAAACTATCGTGATTTATCGTGCAGAAGATGCGACACGTGTCTTACTCCATGAACTCCAGCATGCTTCTTGTCTGGATCACATGGAACACAGTACGGATCTCGTAGAAGCAGAGACGGAAGCGTGGGCAGAACTGTTGTATGCAGGTCTCTTGTCACAAGGAAAAAGGCAGCTCTTTTACGAACTAGTGAAGAAACAGGCAGACTGGATGCAGGCACAGAACGCAGTAGTAAAACGTCACATTCATCACGAACGTCAGTTTCCGTGGAGATATACAATAGGAAAGGAAGAAGTGTGGCGGCGCTGGGCGTTGTTGAAAGAACAGTCGCGTACGTCGCGTAGTTTGAACATTCATTCATTACGGCTAACGCCGCCGCCGACGGCGGCCTTGAAACGAACGTTTGGTGTCGATTCGAATATATTGTAAGCCTGAATGCCTCCACCTATGGAGCATTTATGCCTCCACCAATAATCATCATTAGTAGGGGGTGTGGGGCATTTATGCCTCCACCAATAATCATCATTAGTAGGGGGTGTGGGGGCATTTATGCCTCCACCACCCATTTTCTCACTCCTCAATATAATGAGCAAGAAAGGTGGTGTCCGGTTTAAATCAACTCGTCGTCAGTCTACCCGCAAGATTCGCGGTATGCCCAGCCCCCTCAATCGCTCAGTAAGACTTCATTCTCTACGTAGATCGTATAGCGCATACAAGAAGAGCCAGAATCGCAAGTCGGCTCGCCGTTCTAGAGCGCGTGCCTCTGCTCTGGCCGCCGCGCAGCGTAACATTGATCGAATGGCTCGCCGCGCTCGTGGAGAGAATTCTAACGAGGAGAATGATGCTCCCCGCGCATCGGCTGCGTCAAGCCGCGCGGCGGAACGCTCACTGCGCGCTGTTGATCGTAGTTTGGCGGCGTTTGGCAATCTCGGCGAACAGTACAACTTCGTCAGAGCGCCCAAACCCAAACGAGTTACCGCAAAGAACAAAATGTCGAATAAATAAAATTTGATGAGATTTCTCTATATAAGAAGGATCAAATGGGAATCAAAGGATTATTTACTTTCTTGAAGAGATGGGAACAACCTGTCGACACAAAGGAGGCAATCAAGAACAAATCAGTCGGTCTGGACATCTTCTGGTTTATTCATCAGTCAAAAGGGGACATTGCGGGATTACAGGCGGCGATCTCTGTCTTCTTGCAATACGCATTAACAGTTCACGCTGTTTTCGATGGACATTTTGCTACACAAGAACGCCGAGAAGAGCTAGAGGAGCGTAGAGACAAACGCTATAGAGCGATCGAGATCATGGAAGAGATCATGGAGGCACCGATCATGGAGAAAAGAGATCAGAAGGTCCTGGAAAGACATATGACACAACTAAAAAGACAAATATGGAAACCGTCCAGATCATATATTGATCAGATCAAATGTTGGCTGATCGAAAACAATGCGATCATTCATGAACCGATCGGCGAAGCCGATCAGACTTTGATCATGATGGAGAATATGGAGATCATTAATCTGATCGTAACCAATGACTCTGATCTGATCAGTCTTGGTGCAGAGACGGTGCTACGCGTAGAGACTCTACGTAGGATAGAGACTCCACGTAGCATGGTGCTACGCGTAGAGACTCCACGTAGCATGGTGTTAAGAAATGGTACTATATTATCCAAAACCCATATGAGAAAACAGATGGGGTTTACGAAAGAATGCTGGAAAGATTTCATGTATTTGTGTCAAAAGATGGAACCACTGATCGCCTATTCAATGATCCGTGTCTACAAAGAGCACGCCGTGGAACGATATTTAGCATAAACGTATCGCATTCGCAGTAGCACTATGCAAACCAGTACCCGAAGAAATTGTTAGCATCACACGTCCATTTGTACCGCATGTGATAAACATGTTATTCGCATAGAGTGTAGATAATATAAATGCTGCGACCGCAGATGAATTAAATAAAACCATTCCACAATAAACCCATTGGTTATTGTTAGCAAAATCATTCCCCGATGTAACAATCGTAACAAGATAGGTCCCTCCAGCAGGAAGGACTAATCCAGTATCAATTGAACTAGCTGGCGCAGTAAATGTAAATGAAACACCGCCCATCATTCCTGCATAGTTGCCGACAGACAATTGATAACCAGGTGCCGCCGTGCCGATACCAACATTGCCTGTATCGGTAATTCGCACTCGCTCCGCGGTACTATCGAGGTCATTCGCATCAGGTGGAACTGTAAAAAATGCCAAATCGGTCGATTGAATGAGATGTCGATTGTTTGCGTCTATATATGTTTGTTTATTAATGGCAACAATTTTTGCTCCTATTTTATCGGAAAGTACATCACGATAGGTTGAGAATTGAATCTGATTACGCGAACGTTCTAAACCATAGACAGTCGTGTTTGCAGAAGAACCTGCATTTATTAATCCACCAATGCGAATAATGGACCCAGCGGAGCCAATTTGCAACGGATAGTTAACCGTCGTCGTGCCTATCCCAACATTGCCACTTGAATTAATAAACAGGCGAGTTTCTGGATTTGCTGAATTTGTTACGGCATTTAAACACGTCATAAAAGCTAATGTAGTTGCTCCACCAGATACGTGTGTCCCTTCAATTGCGGAATAATGCGAATTATCGCCACCAATACTTAATCTTGAGCTACCACCGTTTTGTCCAGCTGTTCCGCCACGAATCGTCAGTTTTGCATTAGGAATGGTCGTCGTATAACCAGAATCCGGATTCGTTGCGCCGATACCAACATTGCCACCAGCTGTAATTGTTAAACGATTTGATGGATTTGATATTCCAGTAAAGATAGATACATCACCGCTTAGATTTGTGACTAATCCTGCGTTATTTGTGGGAGAACTATAGTATAAATAGAATGATTTTAGAATATTCATTTCAAGATTTCCACTTGTATTTATCCTGAAATTGTTTGTCCCTGCCGTGTAGAAATTAAGTTTTGTCCCATTCTGTGCGACAATATCCATATCAGTCGCGGATGCATTTCCAATGTATCCACTGGATAAGTTATTAACTATAAAATTAACATAACCACTGTTCGTATTTGTTCCACCTTCAATACGTGTATCATAACCAGTGGTTGTGCCAAGTTTGGTAATAACACCATTTACTGATGTATTTTGACGAAGTGTAATACCACTTACGGCGCCTGTCGTCGCATCACCAGTCAAACTAATGGCTAATCGTTCCGCTTCTGTTCCCGTTCCATTCAATCCCATCCAAAAAACATTTGATCCATCTACTGAACCAAGAAAACGGTTTCCAATGGATACACCACCATTAACATCAAGAGTGAATCTAGGATTCGTCCTCCCAATCCCGACCGTACCGTTCGCCGTCCAGCAGAGTGTATTGGATGTGCCGAAGAACTGGAGAAACCCATAATTGGCGGTGGAACCAATGCCGACTGACGTGAACCCCATTTGGGGCTGATTGTAATTGGACGTATTCAGCCCAAAATGAAGATTACTTACTCGTAGGGTATCTGACATCCTCTCTTTTTATCACTTCGTAATAAAGAACGTCACGTTTACCTATGACACTCATTCTCTTCAAACGAGACCCTGCCGAGACCGAACCGCCGGGCAGGTTGCGAAGCGTAAGACTCTCGCAAAAAACAAATAAATATTATAATATCATACAGCATACGCTATATTTATCCAGCGTTATATGTACATCCGACAAATGCAGCAATATATACTGGCTGTCCGTTTTGTAATAATGTTTGATATTGTTCATGTGTGATAATCATACCATCTGCTTGAATATATCGTATTTGATATGCTGGTTTCATAATTTCATTTCCATTAGAATCTACTGCGTTGATCCATTGAATGTTTCCATTTGCATCAGTATCATTCACTGTATTCATAGTTGATATCGTACGCTGAACCACGTGAGTTCCAATTTCTATTCCTATATCATTATATAATGGAAATGTATCATTCACTGCAACCCGTTCCGTCCTTTGCGTGACGACTGTTTTTCGAATATAACGTTTTAATTCATTGTCATATTCAATTTTGGTAGTAGTTTCTTCTTTCACTTGGTCTTCAAATAAGAGTTCGGTAGTTAATTCTTGCCGTGTTAGAATGGTCTGAACAGGTAGCTGTGATGGTTGAAAATCACAATTCATCGTGATCTTACCAAGGGTATAATTCATTATCTGATGACTATCTTGACGCATACCATATCCAGGAATAGAGGAGGTCGTAATTAGATCACCACATGTAAAAGCGCCATTCACATTACACACCCACACAGCGCCTTCACCTAGAGAATTAACATAGACTCGTTTCTTTTCACCACGTGGATTGGTATAGATAGACGTAAAACGCCCTGCACGATTCTTACGAGTTTGTTCTGGATCTTCGGTAAATGACACAACACCAAATACAGACGTACAGTTGACTTCTTTAACAAGAGTAATTTGCGGCAATGACTCATTGATGGTAATATGATCGATCTGTGATGTATTATCAAATGAATCAATTAGAGACCAATAGGTACCTGTTGCGCGTACAATGAGACCCTCGGATGTTGTTTCATTAATAGATGAATCGTATGAGCAACGATGTTGCCCTGTAAAGTTCATGAGACGCGCACCAGCTATATCATTTTCTATTAATGCACATACATCTAATGTATTAAAATTGCTCGCTACATTCGCAATAAGGTATAAATTCGAATTTGGACTTTGATTTTGTCCAAGATACCATTTCCCACCATGTATGTTTGTCATGGCAAATTGTACATCTAATGAGCTAGCATTTGTATACGACCGTGATATAGCGCTATAAATATGAAGCGGCGCATCTGGTGTAACTGTGCCAAAACCAGTGAATCCGTTAGGATGGGTAATTGTAATTCGTTCTGTTCCCGTTGTTGTTGGAGTACATCCTGTATGAATATGTAGATTATCATCGGTGCAAATACGTAGATCTCCATCATCAAAGATTCGAGAATATCCTAACCCCCATGTTAATCCATATCCTACAGTAGGCATATTAATACCAGTACATGAAGGGATGTTATTATTATATGAGTTCATTACAATATTGCCATCATTTGTAATACGCATTCTCTCAGTTCCCCTTGTTCCAAATGATATGAAATGAGAATCAAAACCGTATAAATCAATATATGCTTTTGTACTAGCATTTGTACCACCACCAGCAGATAGGCGCAATTGGCCCGCGTCAGTACCTCCACCATTGGCGACCATGCTTGATAATCCGCAAATTTCATTGGAGACAACGCCGCCAGAAATAGAACGTGTTGCACTATTTGTTGAGTTATTTAGTATAACTAATCCAGTAGAAGCATTGGATATGGTTAAGGCAGAAACAGGTGCTATCGTGCCAATTCCCACATGACCATTTGTTCGCTGAATGGATATATAATATTGATCTACTCCACTCGTTTTTCCTCCAATTTGGATCATATCATTTAACCCTCCCGTACTTGCGCCATTATATTGGAAAAATCCACCCCATGTTGTACCATTTGATTCTTCATAACATCCAATACGTGATATTTGATTATCGTCCGAACATACTCTGATTTCGCCCTGAATCGTATTTCCCACACCACCGCCCTGTTTATAAATATGTAAGGACGCTTTTGGTGCAACCGTGCCAATTCCCACGTTTCCATCAGTATCAATCGTCATCCTCGTAGAACCTGCTGTTTGAAGAGCAAGATTTGCACCATTTTGAGCGACAATAAACATATTAGTTGTCGTTGCATTTCCAATGTATCCTCTACTGAGACTATTTGCCCAAAAATTAACGTAACCGCTAGCTGTTGCCGTCCCGCCCTCAATGGTTGTATAGTACCCATTGGTTGTGCCATATTTGTAGAAAGTATGTCCACCATCCACTGCTAATTCAGTTCCCCCACCGACACGTAAGATTGATCCTGATAAATACATACCGCTATTGGCAAACACATTATTGACTGCCCCGCGCACAGGGACATAATTGGCTGCGACAGAACCTGTGAAAACATCGGATGTATCAATGGACGCACTCACGAGTTCTTGAGAAGCATTGAATCGAGCGATTTTATTGGAGGTTATTGTGGCCATCATTATGTTTCCAGACAATACATTGATGGATGATGCAGTAAGCGTGGAAGCAGTAATAATACTCGAGGCGGATACCAATGAGCTCACCGCCAGTGTCGAAAAGCTGCCCGTGCCAGGCGCATTGCTATTAATACTGGATACCGTCAAGGTAGAAAGAGCAAGAAACGACGTTGTGATGCTCGATATTACCATGGTAGACCCAAATATTGTCGAACCGGTTAGAGTGGAAACGGTGATGGTACTACCTCGTATCGTGGAATACAGCGCCAATGGTGCAGCGATGCGTGTTGTGAGTGAAAGAGTACTGCCCGTAAGGGTCGATAAATCGAGATGAGCCGCCTTCATTCTGACCAAATTCGACGACCGCAAGGTCAAATAATTATTAAAGTCCATCTGTGGAGACGGGCTAAAAAAAGCTTCGCTTTTTCATCACCTAAGTCGCCTTTAGCGACTGTTATAGCTACAAAGCCTGTAAGGCTGATAGGCGCCGTTATAAAATATTATTATGTGTACTCCAGTACGATAGAAAGCTTACGTACTAATAATCGACATAAACAACACAAATCATATGAAATATCATTTATATTTCATATGATGTGTTTGCGAGCTTTTCCGAAAAAGCTATTTACATTCTCAAGAGAACCTTCTAGTAACTACTACGATATCTACAACTATTTAGCTCAATTGAATGACATTGCACGTTTTGGTATATTGTACCGCGTTGCTAGATCTGGCCTGCACTGTTAATCCGCTATATTGCAATATAATATTATTTCCTGCAAGCTGAGTGATAACAGTAGTCTGTGCAGGGAACAATAAAAATACTCCATATGTTCCATCTGGACCGTTATCTACCATTGTTAATAAATAGCAACGACTTGCAGTACATGTAAAAATGTTAGTAAATGTGCCTGTGAAGGTGACAGACACAGACGATGAAAAGATACTTCCACTAATACGCGCATTACCAACGACATCTAATGTATATCCAGGTGTTGCCGAGCCGATACCGACATTACCTGAAGCAGCAATTACTAATGAATGGGCGGGAGAATTCCACGCACAATAGACTTGAGGATTCCACGTTGATGCTATATTACTCAACCCATAATCTCCTACAAGAACAAAATTAAAGTTGTTATCAAACCCCATGCGATTATGACGGGTTCCACCGACACCGTTGTTTTTCCCTTGAACAATAAATCCATCGCTATTTCCAAGCGCAGAATTACCAACGGATAAGGGGGCTATTGGCAGGCTATTGCCGATACCGATAAATCCATTGTATCCTAGTACAATCGCATTGGGAGAAGAAGCTAACTGGTTATTCACACCGAATTGATAGCCGACTTGACCGCTTCCTTGGACAAAGGATGATAAACGCATATTATATACACTTCCATCAAACGAATCAATGCATAGACCACCTGTCTGGCCCTCACTATATCCACATCGGATCGTAAATCGTGAGAGTGGTGCCGCTGTACCGATACCTACAAAACCGCCATTGTAATATATCACACCGCCTGTTCCTGTGTTCCAATATGAAGCTGTACCTGTCGTAATGGCTACACCATTATAGAGAATACTACCCGTCAGGTTGATACTGCCAACGACATGAAGCGGATAGCCAGGCGTCGCCGTGCCAATGCCGACATTTTGTCCCATGAGAACATATGCGCTGGCGCCATTACTTGAACTTAATGTATAGGTTTGCTGGGTAATGAATCCAGGAGGCGGGAAAGTCGTATGAGGCACAGATGTGCTCGTGATGAGAATACCGTTATTTGCACCATGATCGAATATACCACCCGATTGATAAGAGTGACGAATAAACGTGGTCGGATTGAGAACAACCTGTATCCAGACCTGAGACGTATTCTGTTGTGATGCACTCGTACCATTGATAACGTAGACGGCACGCACGGGATTGACAAAAGAGGAACTTGAATTATTCGTCACAGTAACAGGAACGCCATTATTCGATGATCCGTTCCAGCTAGACGCATTCCATTGAATTTTTGTCGCACCGACCATCCCATTGGATTCGCAACTGAACCAGTGTTCGCTCCATCCTTCAAGAAGACCAATTTGGAAGTAGTATGTTTGTTGCGATGCCGTCGTATTCGTATAGATCCCCTGTGGAGATATATAGCCGTGTTGTGAAACAAGTGCATTACCAACCGTAACGTTTCCATTCTGTAATACCGTCAGTGCAGAGCTCTGAACGATCTGTGAATCCGACCCATATCCTAGAAGGTTGAAAGACGGTGCAGAGGATGTTATATAATTTGCAATAGGAGCTGCGTATAATCCAGGCATAAACGCATCCAGCACCGCCCCACTCGCATTCAGGATAATCGAGTTTGCGCTTTGATTCGTCCGCCCTGCCTGATTGCCGATCGCGATGGCGTGTTGTGCCTGGTTGATCAGACCCGCCTGATTACCGATAGTCACACTGAAGCCTCGTGTGTTTCGATTGAGGGTATGGACCGTTGTGGCAGTCGAC